ATGCCAGATCAAAAAGAAAGTGAGAACACCAAACTCACTTGTGAAGAACAAAAGGATAATGAACTGGTTTCTCGAGTAATCGAAAATCCAGAGGTCTTAAACAGGGTTTTGGATAGTCCGCAGGTGCGGGCTATTGTTTGCCAGCATTTTCAGGGGCCTGTTCCGCCACCTTCAATGCTTAAAAAGTATGATCAACTGGTGCCTGGGCTTGCAAATCGACTTGTTGAGTTGACCGAAAAAGAGCAGGCTCATCGCCATAAAACAGTGGCTGATAGCATTGATATTGCCAGAGATGGTCAAACAAAGGCTTTTTGGTTGGCAATATTGATCATCTTAGCTGCCACTGTCTTTGGCGTCATGGGGGAGACAGTTCTTGCCGGAACTCTCGTTTCAATAGATCTTGTTGCATTGGTTACGGCATTTATTGTTGGAAAACATTATTCTAAGCAGGAACCTGATCAAGATTAGTCTCCGAACCCCGGTTGATGCCGGGGTTTTTACACTAGCAAAGCAATATCAACATTTTTCAGCTGCATTTATTTCGTCAAACAACCAATTTAACCCATTCCTGACCACGAGTATCGTTATAACGATCGGTGGTTGCCTGGACTTTATGTCCCAGTAATGTTTTTGTATCAATACCCTGCGTGCGGTACAGTCGTTCTGACAGGGAGCGTTGTTCATGAAATGTTGGCGGAGTTTTTCCTGCTGGTGGAGTTATCCCAGCCAGATCCCGTGCTTTGGCAAAGTAGTCGCTCAGGTTGTCTTTACTCATCGGCTTTGGTTGTTTCTGGTGCCGACTATGGATTAGATATGGACTTAATATTCTGTCTCGGCACCCATCAATAACTTCTTTTAACGTTATCCCAATGGCATCACAGCGTAGTGTAAGCGGTAACGCCAGACGCATTCCGGTTTTTCCCTGGGTGATATGCAAGTGTTCGTTCCACACATCTGAAAAACGCATGTGGCAAATGTCATCACGGCGCTGACCAGTAACAATCGCAAGAAGCATTGCGTTACGGATAAAGTGTTTTTCAGGCGTTGCGTTGTAAATTTTTTGCCAGTCTTCCAGGGTGAGCCTGGCTCTAGTTACTTTAGGGATCGGTTTACGGGTAGCCTCCGGAGGATTCCATCCAGGAGGAACTTCCCCTGCATGCTGTGCTTCTTTATAAATATCAACCCATAATCCACGATTTACTCTCGCTGTGCTGACCATGTCTTTATCCAGCCACTCATCCAGTATTAATGCAAAGTCTCTTACTTCCAGTTCTTTCAATGGGTGGTTTCCCAGACGGGAAACCAGGTATGCAGCCATTCGGGCTTTTTCTTTGTGAGTTGTAGCTGCAATATCTCCATTTTTCAGTCGCGTGTCCTGTATTTTCAGATATCGATCAACCCATGCCTTTAATCTGATACCCCGACGCTTTGTTGCTGACGGACTTTCATCAATTTTGCGCATGAAATATTCAGCCTCTGCTGCAGCTATTCGCTGATTGGCTGTGGAAGCGATTTTTTCTGCCTTACCTTTGTCTGTTCCGAGCCCGTGAAATTTTCCAGTCACAGGGTTTTTATACTGGTAGTAAACTCTGCCAGTTCTGCGATCAAATTTTTCGTAAAGTCCGGCTACGTCAGTGCTGTTTTTTCGTGGCCTCGGTGACATGAGTTAAAATCTCCTTCAGTGCATCATCATCGCCAGTATGAATTTCCGGCGCAATTCCTGTTTCACCAGGTCCAACAAATACTGCTCGGCGATCTATCAGCCAACGCCCACGAATTTTTTGTGGTCTTGGAACGATGTATCCTAGTTTTCCGTATTTCACCAGGGTAGTGTTTGTTATTGGGAGACTGAACCGTTTTGGCTTCCACTCATCGAGCGTTATCAGGTACTGTTCGCTCATGGCTATCACTCCGGAACGCGCCAGTTGCAGAATACCAACGACAACTGGCGACGGTTGAACATTAAAAATCAGCCTGACTCGGGATCAGTTTTTGCCAGATAACTGAAACGTATTTTGCCTGGTAACGGGCGTCATCAAGTGCATTATGGCGCTCACCTTCGAATGGAATAGCCGTTCTGGCATCGAAGTCTATGGCTTTCCCCAGCTCAACGATTGTGCGTACATCGCGATCGTTGTAGTAACGCCACGGGCAGGGGATCCCCTGCCGTTCGTATGAACGGCGCAAAATCGTGTTGTCGAAGTTGGCTCCATTTCCCCAGACCTGAACAAAAAATTCACCGGAGTTTTCGTCGATAAATTCCCGCAATTGTAACAGTGCATCATCTAACGGGATTTCATCGGTCATAATGGCAGATTGCGCTTCGCGTGATTGCTTAAGCCACCATTTAATGGTGTCCCGATCAATGACTCCGCCAGCAGTTTCCAGATCGATAGTCTTACTAAATTCCGGTCCCATATCTCCGGTTTGCGGATCGAAAAATATTGCACCTATTGAGATGATCGGGGCATCAGGATTTTTTCCCATGGTTTCAAGGTCGATCATTAGATGGTCACACGTCCTGCTGGTGGATGTGATTTCTTGATGACCGTTCACCTTAATTGGGTGATCTGCCGTCTCGCCAGTTTCATTATCGCTATCGTGATGCTGATTGCCGCCAGTGTTCTCCTTGTGTGGATGTTCAGCGCCTTCCATTTCCTCCGGATCATCTTCCTGAACTTCAACCTGATACTCTTCATCGAATGTTTCCTGGTATGTAGCGTCGCCCATCACCGCGCCACAATCAGGGCAGTTGCCGCCGCCGGTCTGACCGCAGGCGGTGCAGACTTTTTCCACTTCCTGTTGCACTACTGGTTCAGGTAGTTTCGTTTCTGGCTCGTTTTGTTGCGTATTTGGGCTGTTTTGTTCCGCTTTCTGGTCGTTCTGTTCCGTTTCTTGCTGGTTCTGGTTCACAGAATCGCGGGTTTCAATCCCCTTCACCCATTTCGGATCATTCGGGTCGCTAATCCCTGCAACAAATTCACCACGTGATGCGGCGAGCAACTGATTGGCGTCAGGCTGGCTGATATTGGCTGCCTGCATAATTTTCTTTACTTCGTCAGCGGTAACTTTTACCGGTTCTGGTTGTTCAGAATTTTGTGCGGTATTTGCATTTTGCGGTAAGCCTGTGTATGTGCCATTTTTTCGGGCGAAATATTCTTCTTTCGTGATTTCAGTAGCCCCTGCAGCCAGTGCCTTATCCAGACCAGAAAGTTTGTTTGCGCGACCGTATTTTTCGCTATCCTTGTCGGTGAAGAGGAAGTAGAACGGCCCTTCACGCTCTACAGATGGTTCGACTTCCACTTTGCATTCGGTTTTTTCGTTGTCCGGAATTGCCGTTTCCACTGCATCAGTTTCTGGTACTGGCGACGAGAGAGTATCAGTTGCGCTCTGATTTCTTCCTTCATCTTCAAACACGCCCTTTGTAGTCAGGTATTCAGTAATGTATTTGTTCAGTGCCACAGGATCTTTGTGAATGTCGATCGGACGTTCACGGACAAGGCCAAAAATAGTCTGGCGGTCGTAGCGAAGGGCATCAGGCTGTTTGCGCATTGATGCCGAGATACGCTTCCAGTCTTCGCGGTCGTTGTCGATAACTTCTTTTTTTGCCCAGCGATGGATGCTGCCGTCAATGTTTCCGGCATCCACATCACCAGGCCAGAGAGCGTAGGCCAGTTCGTCATCCAGTGTTTTCCATGTCTGCTTGTATTCGCGATGAGTGGCAGCAATGACCGGGCTGATTTTTCCTGTTGAATTTTCAGTGTTCTGTTGATTGGCTCTGGCGCGGGCGAGATCAACAACAGACGTGTATTTTCCGGTTTCCTTGCGTTCACCTTCGCGACGTTTTTTCCAGATGCGCATCTCTGCCTGAATTTCGGGCCATTTGGCACCAGGCTTACATTTATGCTTAACCCACCCGATGGCATGCAGCTTAAGCTCCGGATACATGGCGTTAACTTCTGGCATTTTCATCAACGCTTCAACGATATGTCCGTCGAATGTTGCCATGTCTTCCTGCAACAATTCCTGCGCGCTAATCACCATATCAACGGTGATGTTTTCACATGTGTCGAACTTAACCATGACAGCGTTCTGTACTTCAAGGGACAGTTTGTCAAAATTGACGTTCATCGGTTCGGATTCTGGTTCGACCGGAATAAAGGAAGCGGATTCCTCATCCCAGCGGTTTTCCTGCATATATTCGGTATCCCAGGAGTCGATAGCAGGGCGGGGCATGCCGGGTTTATCCTCGCAGATAAGAAATTTATAAGCGCAGTCCTGAGCAGCCGGATATTGCTCCAGGAATTGCCAGGTAAATTTGGCACGGGCGCGGCGTTCGTCACCGGCTTCAATGGCAGTGGCTACAGCAACTGCACCTTCTTCCTTTATTGCCTGTTCGTCCGGAATGGCGGCGCAAATAAAGACTTTACTCATTTTGTTTTAACCTCATGACAGATTTAAGGATGAACAAATCCCTGCCATTGCTGGCATATAAGAATCAAATCTGATGTATTCATTAAGCTGAATGTCGTATTGTGGCAGTTATTTTATTACTGCTCACCATGACTCTGCTTTTACAGGTAAACCATCACGACCAAGGAAGACTTTAATCATGGTTTCCTTAATACAGTGTTGTGTGGAAAAATCACGAATATAGAGCCGTTGTTTTTTAATGTTGTTTACCGAAGCAATATATGTTCTTCCTTTATGAATAACATAATCACCGGGAGTCACGCACTGACGAGGAATCTCATCAGTTCCGAAGTGATGAGCAATCATAATTATCTCCATTTTTACAAATGAACTTTGTTGATGCGGTGCCTGGTGCCTCCAGGTGACGTTAACCAGTTAACAATTAACGCCGGATACAGAGAACCCACCCATAACACTGTTTTTGGTTTTAACTGTTCCGCGTGCGCTCAGCCGCATTCACCGCATCACAAAACTCACTTTAAAAAGGGCGGCAGACCAGTCACGGAGTAAAACTGATACCGCCAAACGTCACCAGAAAATTGATAACAGAGGGCGTTGCAGCGGGGTTGTCACTTAAGCGTATGGTCAACCTGACAACCCGGTGTCCTCAACGGGGGAAGGAATAACCCCTCCATACTTACCGCCGCGCCATTTCGCGGATTGCCACAACCGGAAGCGCACGGTCGACGAAAATTTAACGACAGGCTATCTATGAACCAGCTACCTCGCCGTGCGCTTTCGCGTTATGGTCTGACTTTTCAGGGAAATATCCTTTCAGTAAACTGTCAGTGCCGTATGCTCACCCGTGTCCGGCGCACGCACTCCACCTCACCCGTGGAGAACTCCTTAATTACCAACCTTAGCTTCGTTGGTTAGCTATTAACGCGGGTATGTAATCATTCTGGCAATGCTTAATGCCGCTGCTTTTTCCAGCCTGGTGATATCCTGCTCCAGAGCGGACAGATTTTCAGCCTGCTTTTAACCACGTCAGGCGAGGTGGTATCCTCTGAGGGGTCTGTTACTCGAGAGGAAATTGGTTATGAATACAATCAAGTTTTCTTGCCCAGAATGTGGTGGCGAAGTCTTTGACACATCCTTTAAGCCGCAGGGCTCTGACAGTTTCGCGGGAGCCATCTGCAAAAATTGTGGTCACCTTGTAACTGAAGATGAGTCCTCGCAGTTCGATGACGAAATCGTTGACAATATCTTCGGTGCACTCACCAGAGACTTTCTGAAGTAAAGGCGCATACCGCTTAGTTACCGCTCTGATAACTCTTACCTGTCCTGCAATGGCGCTGATGTCAATATAAAGCGCCATTGCTGCTTCTTTGCCGATCCCGGGATGCCTTCCATTCTGATGTTTGACTTCGCCCACTGAGAAACCCTCTGTTTCCCCTTAACGCCGGGGTAGCGGAACAAAAACCTGCTGCATAGTTATTAAAGTTGAACCCTGCCGTCATGTTCATACGCCTCGGGCTGGCTACTTAACCCCTGACCACTGCCGGGTAACTCGAAGTATTTCCCTGCGTTCTGTGGGGCGGGGTGGGTTGGTATTTTTAGTTTAATAAACATTAAACTTAAGTCAAGTAAAAACTAAACCGCGGGACATAACAAACACAACGCTTTTGATAAAGTCGTTGCGGTTGTTATGTTTCTATTGGTAGTGAAAGTTAGGGAAACTGGCGTCTTGCGTGGATCACGTTTACTACTTCAACGCTTGATGTTGTTACGCGGTATAGAATTATATAGTTAGGGTGGGCTACAATCTCACGCAAGCCAGGTACTCTGTCGCTTGGTGGGTATAAATACGGATGTTCGGATAACGGCAGCACACAACCCCTTAATCGCTGCCATAAGCGTTCAGCCGCATCTATGTCGAAACGAGCAATATAACTAGTTATATCATCTAGGTCGGTATCTGCGCTTTCAAGCCATAACACGGGTAACATTTTACTGCTTGCTCCGTTCCTTGCGCATCTTAGCAAAGCGTTCTGCCATTCTGCGCTCAACTTCGTCATGGGGAATTGCTGGGCGCGGATCTGCAAGGCTCGTTGCTACTTTCGCACGCAGCCATTCGTTGTAACTGTTTTCTTGTTCAATGGTTTCAAATTCAGAAACCATTGGTGAAAGGGCTCTATTCATGTTTCCTCCGGTTTTATAACTCAGGCGCGGCGGCATTTTTGCGCCGCAATCCATCTCGCTATGAGATCTTCCATTGATTCTTTTTTCTGCTTTAACTCGCTGATTATCTGGCGTTGCTCATCCTCAGGGAAGGCTGAAAAAATCTGCAATAATTCCAGTTGATTAGACGTTAACCCTGCATGTGGTGGAGAAACCCCCGGTTGTTCTGCGTATTCCGCATCCAGATACCCTTCCGGCATCCCGTATGTTTGCTCTATTCTTCTGGCAGCCTTTTCTCCAAACGAGGCTCTCCCACTCATTAGTTGAGATAGGTAGCTCTTCTCTTTGGGTGGCAGAGTTTTATCTTTAAACCACTCCTTGAGACGTAAACGGCGAATTTCTTTTTTTTGCATGTGGTAATTATCTTTAGTAATCACTAAACAAGCAAATACTTGACTCAATGGTTTATTAAACACTAAACTCGCAAAAAAACACTAAACCGAGGAAGGTATGACATTAAAAGAGTTTATTAAATCATTAAGGGTTGGTGATGCTAAGAAATTCGCGGCCAGACTTGGTGTATCGCCATCTTACTTATCGCAAATGGCGTCTGGACGAACAGCTATATCTCCAACCCGCGCCCTTATGATCGAATCTGCGACGGAAGGCCAAGTAAGTAGGGCGGAGCTACGACCTCATGATTGGGAGCTTATTTGGCCTGAGTATGCGAGCGGCATTCGTTTGGGGCAAACACATGTAGTTCATGCTGAAGGTGATTGTAGTGCATGCTTATCTGATGGAGTTGATTCATGAAAATCAAGCATGAACACATCCGCATGGCGATGAATGTCTGGGCGCATCCGGACGGCGAAAAAGTACCGGCTGCGAAAATTACCAAAGCGTATTTCGAGCTGGGAATGACGTTCCCGGAACTGTATGACGACAGCCATCCGGAAGCCCTGGCCCGTAATACCCAGAAAATTTTCCGTTGGCTGGATAAAGACACCCCTGATGCTGTTGAAAAAATGCAGGCTCTGTTACCGGCGATCGAAAAGGCGATGCCGCCTTTGCTGGTGGCCCGTATGCGCAGCCACAGTTCTGAATATTACCGTGAGATCGTCGAACGGAGGGAGCGGCTGGTGAAGGATGTCGATGATTTTGTTGCGTCAGCGGTTGTTTTGTATGACCAGATGAATCGCGGCGGCCCGGCAGGGAATGCTGTGGTGATGCACTAAAAGCACGGTGTTCGGGGGTTTTATGAGCAGCAAGCTTCATGGTCTTGTCTGGGAAGGGTGCGCCTTCACCGGCATGATCTTATCCAGGGTGGCGGTTATGGCCCGTCTTGCAGACTACAGCAATGACGAGGGCGTGTCATGGCCTGCCATTGAAACTATCCGGCGTCAGATCGGTGCAAGAAGTGAATCCACAGTGAAATCGGCTATTGCAGAACTGGCGAAAGAGGGCTGGCTGACGAAGGAAGAGCGTAAGGTCGGTGGGCGTAATGTAAGCAATATCTATCGGCTTAATGTGGAAAAACTCGAAGCAGCTGCGGCGGCGGCGCGTGAGTCATATAAACCGAAAAGAAAAATTAGCCCGGCAAAAAATGACCCGTTAACAGTTGACCCGTCAAATATTGACCCCTCAACGGTTGACCCGTCAAATTTTGATGGATCAACTGTTGATAAAAAACTGCCGATTAGGGGGGCGATGATTGACCCCGATCCGTCAGTATTAAAACCTGATCCGTCAGATAAAAGATCTTCTTGTCCGGACGCTTCGCAACCGGACCCGCAGACGGCTGAACAGGATTTTTTAACCCGACACCCTGACGCGGTTGTGTTCAGTGCGAAAAAACGCCAGTGGGGAAGTCAGGAAGATTTGGTGTGCGCACAGTGGATCTGGGGACGAATCGTGAGTCTTTACGAGCAGGCGGCCAGCGATGATGGCGAGATCACTAGACCGAAAGAACCCAACTGGACAGCATGGGCCAATGACGTTCGCACAATGCGGATGCTGGATGGCAGAACTCACAGACAAATTTGTGAAATGTTTGGGCGTCTCCAGCGGGATTCGTTCTGGGTAAAAAACATCATGAGTCCGGCAAAACTCCGGGAAAAATGGGATGAACTGGTTATCCGCCTGGGGCGTTCGCCTGCGCAGCGTTGCGTGAATCACATTTCTGAACCGGACACTGAAATACCGCCGGGCTTCAGGGGGTAAGTGTTAATTTCTGGTCATGAGGTAATTTTCAGGAGGGCTTGTGGCAAAAGTTTTTACACAAGAAGAGCGGGAGAAAATTAAAGGGCAGGTTGTTGAACTCGTACGCCAGAGTGGGCGCGAGACGTTACGGCAACTGGAAGCCAAGACAGGTGCGACAAGATATCTGATGAGCGTTCTCGCCAGAGAGCTGGTTGCCAGTGGCGATGTATACAACTCTGGTTACGGGTTATTCCCGTCTGAACAGGCTCGTAAGGACTGGCAAAATGCCCGCAAAAAACTATCTAGGGCAAAGGTGAAGAAACCATCTGTGGTTGATCCGGATCTTATCTGGTCATTACCAGACGGAGAAATACGCCGCTACGACAGGCGTCTGAACATAATCTGTAGCGAGTGCCGGAAGAGCGAAGCTATGCAGCGTGTACTGGCTTTCTATCAGGGTAATTTTCAGAAGGTGCTGTTGTGAGCCAAATTAACAATCGGAACTTCGTGAAGAGAAAGCATAATCCAAATCTGAATAATTAAGTTCAGCACTGTAAATAAAATTTAATCCTTAACTGGAGGTATATTTATGTTAAATACACAGAAAGCCATTAATGCGGAAAAATATAACGAGTGGGCAAGAAAATTCTCTGAGCAGATTTTTAAAATTACTGGCGATGAGAATGTGGCAAAAAATGAATTAGAACCGTGGACACCTGAAGGAAACGCACCAAATTATTGCTGGTGGGAGGTTGATCCGGTTGATGCTGCAAATGAAGCCATGAGTTACCACAACGATTAATGTCGGGAGGCCGCCCGAAAGGGCGGTAAGAAATGACTACATTATTCAGAAAAGAATATCCGCAAAAAAGTAGGGCGACAGAATTTTTGTTTCTCATTCTGTTTATCGTATTGATGATACCGATATCCCCTCTAATTTTTGTCTGGGCAATCGGGAAAATAATTGAGCCAGTTACTGAATTGTATACCGACGTTGTATGGGCGTCGTTCAACACACTGCACAATAAAATTAATCCGTATAAGGAAAACTGATATGGCAACTTTGACAAAAAAAGAACGGGCATGGTTAAACGAATTACAGGAAGTTCTTGATCGCTGTCCATCACCGAAAAAAATTGGCTTTTACACCATTGGCGATAAAAGCATTTACCTGTATGACCTACGTAAGCGCACCGTGAAGGACGTGGGGTAAAAATTAGTTTACAGATTGAGTGACATTCCAGGGCAACAACTCTTTCACGCGGTTGGCAGGCCAGGTGTTGATTACACTGATCACGTGGCGTAGCCACGTTTCCGGCTCGATTCCGTTAAGTTTGCAGCTACCGATCAGGCTGTACATCACTGCCGCACTCTCGCCTCCACCATCAGAGCCGAAGAACATGTAGTTACGCCGCCCCAGTGCAACTACCCGGAGGGCGTTTTCACACAGGTTATTGTCGATCTCCACCCAGCCATTGCGGCAGTATTCGTTCAGAGCGTCCCATTGCTTCAGCAGATAGGTGAACGCTTTCGCTGTATCCGAGTGGCGCGACAGCGTGCTCATCTGCCCCTGGAGCCACTCATACAACGACTGCATTAGCGGTACCGTTCTGGCTTTTCTGACCGCCAGTCGCTCTTCTGCCGGACTGCCGCGGATCTCAGCCTCGATAGCGTACAGTTCCCCGATACGACGGAGCGCTTCTCCCGTTACTGTCGTTGGATGGCGGACATGTACATCGTGGATCTTGCGTCGGGCATGTGCCATACAAGCCGCTTCGGTTACCTGACCGCTTTCGTAAAGAGCATTGTAACCCGCATATGCATCGGCCTGCAGGATACCTCTGTAGTCCGCCAGATGTTGCTGTGGGTGGATGCCTTTGCGGTCGGGAGAGTATGAGAACCACACCGCTGCCGGCATGGTCGAACCGGCGTTGCGATCGTCACGAACATAGACCCACAGCCGTCCGGTACGGGTTTTACCCTGACCCGGCTCCAGTACATTTACCGGCGTGTCACCGGCATGCACTTTACCCGCCATCAGCACATAGTGCTTCAGTTCATCATACAGCGGGCGAAGCTGCTCTCCCATGATGTCAACCCAGCGCCCCATCGTATTGCGGTGCAGCTCCACGCCCTGGCGGGCATAGATTTCCGACTGACGGTACAGCGGCAGATGCTCGGCGAACTTAGCCATGATTATGCGGGCCAGCAGAGCCGGACTGGCGTAACTGCGCTCGATGGGTTTTGGTGGCTGCGGAGCCTGAACTATACAGTCGCACCGGCTGCAGGCCAGTTTTGGGCGAACCGTTTCGATTACCCTGAACGCGGTGTTGATGATATCCAGTTGTTCAGAGATGCTTTCTCCCAGCGGTTTCAGTTTGCCGCTGCAGACGGGGCATTCGGTTTCTGCCGGGGAGATAACCTGCCTGTCACGGGGAAGTGTTGCCGGAAGTGCTTTGCGGACGGGAGAGTCTGATGTTTTCGGCGCTGTCTCTCCGGCCATTGAGGTGAGTTGCAACTGCGCCTCACCAAGCCTGTTCTGGAGCTCGGTTATACGCGTTTCTGCCCGTGCGATCTTCTTTTCTGTCTTCTCGCGGCTTTTCTCGCTGCTGCGACCGAACAACATTCTCTGCAGTTTAGCGACCAGCGCTCTGAGTGAGCTGATCTCGCGGGCATAGCCGGTTATTTCACCAGACAGACGGACGATAACAGCCTGCTGTGCGATCAGCAGGGCCTTCAGTTGCTCGATGTCGTCGGGGAGTGTGTTGTTCATTCCCCTGTTTTATCACGGGTTATATCCGGATGCCAGGCCGTTCTGTCCGTTTGGGATGTTGCCACGCGATCCCCTCCAGTAGCATGGATAACTGAGCTGGCGTCAGGTGCACTTTCCCTTCCCGGGTTACCGGCCAGACGAAGCGGCCCCGTTCCAGGCGTTTGGCGAACAGGCATAACCCGTCACGATCGGCCCACAGTATTTTCACCATTTTGCCACTGCGGCCCCGGAAGACGAAGATATGCCCGGAGAACGGGTCATCTTTCAGCGTGTTCTGCACCTTCGAAGCCAGGCCGTTGAAGCCACAACGCATATCTGTGATGCCAGCGATGATCCAGATTCTGGTACCGGTTGGCAGCGTTATCATCGGGTACCTCCTTTCATTTCGCGGATTAGCGCCCGTAACATTTCCGGAGTGAGAGGGTCAAACAGTTTTACCACACCTGATTTAAGATGCAGCTCGCACCGTGGGACGTTTCCGGGATCACTCTCAGGGCACTCATCAGGCTTGTTACGCCAGAAGGGATTTGTAACTGGTCTGGTCGGCTCTGGCGTATCAGTCAGAGCCACCGGGACAGGCATGCATTCCTGTATGTCATCATCGCTCAGTAAGCCGTCCTCGTACTGGCTTTTCCATTTAAACAGCAGGTTATCATTGATACCGTGCTCTCTGGCGATCCGGGCAACAACAGCACCGGGCTGTAATGCCTGCTTAGCCAGACGGACCTTAAATTCACGGCTGTAGCTGGCTCGCCGTTCTTTTCGCCATGTGCCTTCGCTGATTTGAGGCTCTGTTAATTCCTTCTTTCTGTTGGCATAAAGGATGGCATCAAGCTGAGCTAATGAAACTGAATCGGGCAATGGCCATGCGATACCGGATGCAATAAATCGCTGAAAAAGCGTATGTATTGTGGAATGACTGAGACCTAGACGCTGAGCGATGGCCCGGATGGTCAGTTTATCTTCAAATCTTAAACGCAGAGCATCAGGCAAATAAGAACGGAAGCAGGGAATATCTTTTTTTGTCTGGGAATTCATCGTTCGTGTCCATCTATATAGATGGGCGCGATTGTTGCCAGACAGGACAATTTTCACAAGACGTCGCAGATGGGGCGCTTACTGACCTACGCCGCATGGATGAAATCATGGAGGCTCTTGATAATCGTTCGTCGATGGATTGGTGTGTTGCTGTTCATGATATGAATGCAGGGTTTGATGAAAAGATTTTGTTCCCCTCATCAGTTGAAAGCACTGCGGGTTAAGGAGTAACACATGACCACTATTACCAAAGAACGTATTGAATTGTTCATTAAAAATCCGGTTGAAAACGGGCTTACCCGTGGTGAACAAATGGAACTGGCACGGATTGCGCTGGCATCGCTGGAAGCAGAGCCGGTGGCAAAGATTATAGCTCATTACCCATTAGGGGTTGACGTAGGCAAACAAAAATTCGTACAGGCCATTAGAGAGCTTCCTGACTTTGGCGGATATCTATTTGCCGCCCCTCCAGCGCCGATAGTGCCGGAAGAAATGTATTGGCAGGATGCGCCAGTTGAAGGCAGCAGCAAAGCGGCTGCATACGCTACAGGCTGGAACGATTGCCGCGAAGCCATGCTTCAGTCCGGAAACTTTCGGGAAAATAAAGATTCGTCAACCAATAATTTTCGGAAAATCCCGGAAGCGTCAACCAGCTCTCCGGTAACTCCGGCTCTTCTGCCTGGTGGTTTCACCATTGAGGAGGCGAAGGAATTACATGAAGACCTGGTACGCAGCCACATAAGCAAGGCCTTAAGTGGCGAAAAGATGAAAAAGAAAGATCGCGATGCTGATTTGCGCTGGATTCATGGCGTTATAGTTCAGGCAGCGTGGTTTGTAAAAGCATCACTGGAGCAGAATGCACTATCGGGCAACTATCCGGTAACTCCGGATAGTTGGATAAGCTGTAGTGAGCGAATGCCGGATACCAAAACAGCCGTTCTTGTTGCCGTGGAGTTTGACAGGAAAGGTGACTGGCGAATGAAATGGGCGACTTACATCCCGGGTCATCCTGACGCTAATGATGGGTGGATAATTCCTGGTGCGTCGTGGAAACCGTCACACTGGATGCCGCTACCAGAACCGCCGCAGGAGGTGCGCCAATGAACTGGCCTGAAGCATTTGCAATTACAGGCGTTGCTATGGCTATCGCTTTTTTAGTATATGTTATTTGTCGGTGGGGGTAAAAACGTTCGCCGGGATTAACACCAAAGGAGGGAATATGTCGGATGATATATCACTGGCAATGGAAGGTGCGCTGGCTGTTGTTGCTGTTGTGGGCGTTTACTGCCTGGTTGTGTTTTTGATGGATCGACTAGGGAACTGAATTCATTACGATATGGGAATTCCCATATCGGGCGAAAACGGTTTGCTGTAACGGCAGAGTTAAGTAGAATTGCTGCGGGTGCTTGAGGCTGTCTGCCTCGGGCATGCCACCGTAAGGCAGACAGAGAAAAGCCCCAGTTAACATTACGCGTCCGGCAAGACGCTTAACATTAATCTGAGGCCAATTTCATGCTTTGCTCATGTAGGTTAGCCTCTTACGTGCCGAAAGGCAAGGAGAAGCAGGCTATGAAGCAGCAAAAGGCGATGTTAATCGCCCTGATTGTCATCTGTTTAACCGTCATAGTGACGGCACTGGTAACGAGGAAAGACCTCTGCGAGGTACGAATCCGAACCGGCCAGACGGAGGTCGCTGTCTTCGTAGACTACGAATCTGAGAAGTAAGAGACCAGGCGAGGGAGAAATCCCTCGCCACCTCTGATGTGTCAGGCATCCTCAACGCACCCGCATTTTATATGCTGCAATGCAAGTGTTCATGTTAATTTCTTGAAGAGGACGATAATGAAAAAAGTATTAATCGCAGCCCTTTTTTCCTGCGTGTCTTTTGGCGTTTTTGCACAACAGGGAGGTTTTCTGGGGTCTGAAGCAGAGCGTTCAACAACAGTAGTGCAGGCAAAAGAACAGAAGGACGAGGCATGGGTTATCCTTGAAGGGCACATCGTTAAAAAATTGGGTGATGATCGTTATGAGTTTCGCGACAGTAGCGGAACCATTGTCACGGATATCGATGAAAGTGTATGGGCCGGGCAGAATGTGTCTCCGGAAGATAAGGTAATAATCGAGGGTGAACTTGATAAAGACCTGAACAGTGTTGAACTGGATGTAAAAACGCTGAAATTATTAAAGTAACCGGTTCTGGTTATCCCCGTCTTACTGACGGGTTTTCTGTTTGTACATTCCGGCGTATTGCCTTACAATTCGCGCCGTCAGCCTGAACAACTGGCACCTGCTGCGTCACCGGAGAAGCCGATGGCGCAACATATAAAATCCCACAATTCCGAAGCCGCCCCGACTACTAAGCAGGGGCGGCGTTTCCGTGTGCCTCAGTATGGCTGGTTTCATTATCTGTTCTGTTCGACCGATGAGGCCGATATGCTTCAACAGGCGTATTGGCGTCGCGGTGTCCGTGTGGAGCGGAGCCTGAACGCTGATCGTCTGACCTGGACCGTTTCTGTATATCTTCCTGTTCGTGCACATCTGCCACGGACACATGCCTGCTACCGTCAGCGCGTCTGGAGGTAATGTGCGGGTATTACTTCGACCTGTTCTGGTTCCGGAACTCGGGCTGGTGGTCCTTACGCCCGGTCGTGAATCACTGCCGGTTTTTCATTGCGGCAGGGTGCTGGTGGAGCCGGAACCGAAAAACATGCGGGCGCTGCCATCCGGAGCGGTTCCCACTGTTCGCCAGCCGCTGGTGGAAGACAAATCATTACTGCCATTTTTCAGTGATGAGCGGGTAAACCGTGCTGCGGGTGGCGCTGGTGCACTGTCTGACTGGTTATTACGTCACGTGAAATCCTGCCAGTGGCCACACGGTGATTATCATCATAGCGAAACCGTCATTCACCGTTACGGTACCGGCGCGATGGTGTTGTGCTGGCACTGCGACAACCAGCTGCGGGAGCAGACATCTGATTCACTGGAGCAACTTGCTCAGCAGAATCTGGCTGCCTGGATGATTGACGTCATCCGTCATGCAATGAATGGCACGCAGGAGCGGGAACTGTCGCTGGCAGAGTTATGCTGGTGGGCGGTTTGTCATCAGGTGGCTGATGCAATTCCGGAGTCTGTATTGCGTCGTTCGCTGGGATTACCGGTGGAAAAAATCCGCTCCGTATACAGTGAGAGCGACATCGTACCGGGAGAGCAGACCGCCACCAGCATACTGAAGCAGCGGACAAAAAACATAGCGCCACCGCTTCACGCCCACCAGCCACAAACCACGCCACAGGAAAAGACGGTAGTAAGCATCGCCGTTGATCCGGAGTCCCCGGAATCTTTCATGAAACGGCCTAAACGTCGTCGCTGGGTTAATGAAAAGTACACGCGCTGGGTAAAGACACAGCCGTGCGTGTGTTGTGGTAAACCAGCCGACGATCCCCATCACCTGATTGGCCATGGGCAGGGCGGTATGGGGACAAAATCCCACGATATTTTCACACTACCGTTGTGCCGGGAGCACCACAACGAACTTCATGCTGACCCGCTGGAGTTTGAGAAAAAGTACGGGTCCCAGGTTGAGTTGATTTTTCATTTTCTTGATCACGCCTTTGCGACTGGCGTGCTTGGGTAAAAGAGGTGACTGATGCCTATAGATTTGGTTTTACCTTACCCGCCAACGGTGAACACCTACTGGCGTCGTCGTGGCAGTACATATTTTATCTCGGAGGAGGGAAAGCGTTATCGCCGGGCAGTGGCGCTTATTGTTCGCCAGCAGCGGCTGAAATTAAGCCTGTCCGGAAGGCTGGCGATAAAGGTGATTGCAGAGCCACCGGATAAGCGCCGTCGCGACCTGGACAATATTCTGAAAGCACCGCTGGATGCGCTGACGCATGCGGGAGTGCTCATTGATGACGAGCAGTTTGATGAAATCAATATTGTACGTGGTCAGCCAGTATCTGGTGGACGACTGGGTGTGAAGATTTACCAAATAACGCATGAAGGACAGGCCCAAAAATGAAACTGGAAGATTTACCGAAGTACTATTCACCAAAATCCCCCGGCCTGACAGATGCCTCTGCCTCGACGTCAAAAGATGCGCTGAGTATCACTGATGTGATGGCAGCGCAGGGCATGACACAGAATCGGGCTGAGATGGGGTTTTCTGCGTTCCTTGGGAAAATGGGCATTAGTATGAATGACAGAGAGCGGGCAACAGAATTGCTGACAGAATATGCACTCAGTCGGTGTGATTGCGTGGCGGCGTTAAGAAAACTCCCGGCAGAAATAAAACCGGCAGTGATGCGCATTATGGCTTCGTATGCGTTTGAAGATTATGCCCGTAGCGCGGCGAGCAAAAAACAGTGCCCCTGCTGTCACGGAAAAAAATTTATTGAAAGCGAGGTTTTTACAAACAAGATCCAGTATCCGGATGGTAAGCCGCCAGTATGGGCAAAGTGCACAAAAGGCGTGTATCCGTCTTACTGGGAGGAATGGAAAAAAGTCAGGGAGGTGGTAAAAGTTGCCTGTCCGGAGTGTGGCGGAAAGGGGGAGGTTTCCACAGCCTGTAAAGATTGTCGTGGGCGCGGTGTTGCCATTCATCGTGAAGAGTCGGAAAAACAGGGTGTGCCGGTTTTCAGAAACTGTCAGCGTTGTGGTGGGCGTGGCTATGAAAGATTACCTTCAACGGAGGCATTTAATGCCATATGTAATGTAACCGATGCCATATCTCTTGATACATGGAAAAAAACAGTTAAACGTTTTTACGATACGCTGGTGGTGCAGTTTGATATTGAAGAAGCATGGGCAGAACAACAACTGAAAAAGGTGACCAGATAGCTTTGTTGATTTTTCCCGAATCTGTGGTAAATTTCCCCTAACGATGGGCTTTTTATGCCTGACGTTAGAAGATTTTTTACACCCCGCCGCCAGGCGGGTTTTTTATGACTGAAATCGCGTCAGTACAGTAAACGCGCTGGTGGCGGTGAATACCGGTCTTTCAGCTTGCTGGCTTTTTCGACAAGAGTTATTGGTGTGTCACGTTAACCGGAAAAGGGAAAAAGCATGCTAAAACAGCAGGATATGACAGAAACCGCCAGAGTGGTGTTTAATGAATTAAGCGTTACCGACCCGGCGACAGTCGGGGAGATTGCGCAGAATACTTACCTTTCACGCGAACGCTGCCAGTTAATACTGACCCAGCTGGTTATGGCGGGTCTGGCAGACTATCAGTTTGGTTGTTACAGACGCCTTCAGTCCTGAAGGCTTTTTTATTTGTGGTAAATGGGCGGCTGGTGGGTGTTAGGGGCACTCACCAGCCATCTGCTCATGCGTCTGGATCACAAGCAAACCTCAGGCCCACTGCTTTGCGCAAAAGCAGAATGAGCCTATCAGAGACAGGCTTAATGATCCATGCTTAATACTGTAAAAATATCCAGTTATGAGTTAATCAACGCCGACTGCCTGGAATTTATGCGGTCGTTACCCGAAAATTCTGTTGACCTGATAGTCACGGACCCGCCGTACTTCAAAGTGAAACCCGCGGACTGGGATAACCAGTGGGTGGGTGATGAAGATTACCTGAAGTGGCTGGACCAGTGCCTTGCGCAGTTCTGGCGGGTGCTGAAACCAGCCGGAAGTCTTTACCTGTTCTGTGGCCATCGCCTGGCATCTGACACCGAAATCATGATGCGTGAGCGGTTTAACGTACTGAACCATATCATCTGGGCAAAGCCGTCCGGACGCTGGAACGGGTGTAACAAGGAAAGCCTGCGGGCGTATTTTCCGGCCACAGAGCGCATTCTGTTCGCGGAACATTATCAGGGGCCGTATCGCCCGAAAGATGATGGCTGTGAGGCGAAGGGCAGGGCACTGAAACAGCATGTGATGGCCCCGCTGATTGCTTACTTTCGTGATGCGCGCGCTGCCCTGGGGATAACGGCAAAACAGATTGCAGATGTCACAGGAAAGAAAAACATGGTGTCGCACTGGTTCAGTGCCAGTCAGTGGCAGCTGCCGAACGAAAGCGATTATCTGAAATTACAGGCCCTGTTTGCCCGGGTGGCAGAAGAGAAGCATCAGCGCGGTGAACTGGAATGGCCACACCACCAGCTGGTCAGTACATACAGTGAACTGAGCCGACAATATGTCAGCCTGCAGGAAGAGTATAAAACCCTGCGGCGTTATTTTTCCGTATCGGCTGCGGTTCCTTATACGGATGTGTGGACGCACAAACCCGTACAGTACTATCCCGGGAAACATCCGTGCGAAAAACCGGCAGAAATGCTGCGGCAGATAATCAGTGCGAGCAGTCGTCCGGGTGACCTGATTGCAGATTTTTTCATGGGGTCAGGTTCAACGGTAAAAGCGGCGCTGTCACTGGGACGTCGGGCGATTGGTGTTGAGCTGGAGACCGGACGTTTTGAGCAGACAGTCAGGGAAGTTCAGGATTTTATCAGTCAGAACGGATGATATTGCAGAATCAGTGACGCACCGTTATTATTCTGCGCCCGGCCCTTTAGCTCAGTGGTGAGAGCGAGCGACTCATAATCGCCAGGTCGCTGGTTCAAATCCAGCAAGGGCCACCATCACATACCGCCATTAGCTCATCGGGATAGAGCGCCAGCCTTCGAAGCTGGTTGCGCGGGGTTCGAGTCCTCGATGGCGGTCCATTATCCGTACCCTGCGTTGTTAGCTCAGCCGGACAGAGCAATTGCCTTCTAAGCAATCGGTCACTGGTTCGAATCCAGTACAACGCACCACACTTATTTTCCAGGCTCGCTTCGGCGGGCCTTTTTTGTATCTGCGCCCCGCCCGGCGCATATCAACCACAGAGCCTTTCGGGGGGGAGCTTACGGAGTGGTCAGTGTGACTTTCTCTGTGGGCAGATCGCTCCCGGGCGTTGGCTCACCCACCCAAAGGAACGTCACGATGTTTGGTATTTTTGGTAAAAAAGCCCGCCGAGCGGCAGTGGAAATTAAAAAGTTTGAGAAACGTGATCTGGCACAGGCGGTTATTAATGCTGCCTACCTGGTGGCCTGTGCAGATGGTGAATGTGAGGCTTCCTAGAAAGCGAAGATCGAACAGGTACTGCGTAATCAGCCTGCGCTGTCCGCGTTTACGTCAGAAATTAATGCGATTAGCGCAACCATTATCGGTCAGCTGGATACGAACTTTAAAATTGGTCGTCGTGCGGCGTTACGTGAGATCGAGGATGTGAAACACGATACGCGTGAAGCGGAAGATGTGCTGGATGTGGCGGTGGCCATTGCGGAGGCAGACGGCGAAATTGAGCCGGAAGAGCGCAAGGTGCTGGAAGAGATTGCCGGTGTTCTGGGTCTTCGTCTGGAGAATCACCTGTGACGGTAAAACTGCGCCTGGCTGTGGCTGCACTCCTGCTGTTTCTGGTGGTGATGGTGGATTTCACCAGCAGAATCATGTCGGTGCTGGCGGATGGGGTGCTGGTCTGCGGCATTGTGGTATTGCTGTAGCCGGTGATAAAAAGAAACAGCCTGCATAATGCTTGATTTTTTTATTTGCTGTTTATTAAAAATACTACTGCATGGTGAATCCCCCTGTGCGGAGGGGCAATCAGCAACCAGGTATATGTGATAATCGCGGATTCAGGTGCTGATACTGAATTCACCGGGAGGCACCCGGCACCATGCAAGAAAAAGAATGTGCATGCAAACATGCCCCTCTCCGGAGGGGCTTTTTTATGGGTAAAAAATGCCCGAATGGGTTCGGGCAATAGCATGAGATACTGATATTGTTGTGTTGTTATCGTGTGGATTTTAACCAGGGTTTATCAGGCTGCGCAACTGCGTGGCCTTTTTTCATTTCTTGGGCTGTAGTCCCCGTGTGTCATTCAGGCTTCCGGACTACAGCCCACTCCATATCTGATTTAATACACTATCCCGGCCGGGAGGAATAATGACATTTAAACATTATGATGTTGTCAGGGCGGCGTCGCCGTCAGACCTTGCGGAAAAGCTGACACACAAACTGAAAGAGGGCTGGCAGCCATACGGCGGACCGGTTGCCATTACGCCGTACACACTGATGCAGGCGGTGGCTATTGAAGGAGAGCCACAGGTCGGCCCTTCATCTGAGCCGGATTGGTACTACGTCATCGTACTGGCCGGGCAATCCAATGCCATGGCTTACGGTGAAGGGCTTCCGCTGCCGGATTCATACGATGCTCCGGATCCGCGCATTAAACAGCTGGCGCGCCGCAGTACAGTGACGCCGGGCGGGGCTGCCTGCAGATATAACGATATTATTCCGGCTGACCACTGTCTGCATGATGTGCAGGATATGAGTACGCTGAATCATCCGAGGGCTGACCTGAGCAAAGGGCAGTACGGCTGTGTCGGCCAGGGGTTACATATTGCCAAAAAACTGCTCCCGTATATCCCGAATAACGCGGGGATCCTGCTGGTACCATGCTGTCGTGGTGGTTCGGCATTTACCCAGGGCGCGGAGGGGACATTCAGTGCGGACACGGGGGCCAGCCAGGATTCGGCGCGCTGGGGTGTGGGTAAACCGTTATATCAGGACCTGATTGCGCGCACCAAAGCTGCATTACAGAAGAACCCGAAAAATGTGTTGCTGGCGGTGTGCTGGATGCAGGGAGAGTTTGACATGAGCGCCGCCACCCACGCACAGCAACCTGCGCTGTTTACAGCCATGCTGACACAGTTTCGTGCTGACCTCTCCGTGTTTAACGCGCAGTGCCATGGTGGCAGTGCTGCAGATGTGCCGTGGATTTGTGGTGACACGACGTATTACTGGAAAAATACATACGCTACCCAGTACGACACCGTGTACGGCGGGTATAAAAACAGGGAGAGTGAGGGCGTTTATTTTGTGCCCTTCATGACAGACGGTAACGGCGTCAATACCGCCACTAACGCGCCGGCAGAAGATCCGGATATTCCGGCATCAGGATATTACGGTGCGGCATCGAGAACGAATGGAAACCAGGTATCATCAAACCGCCCGACACATTTCAGTTCATGGGCGCGCAGGAGCATTATTCCGGATCGTCTGGCAACCGCTATTCTGAACGCAGCCGGGCGCACCTCAGCCTTCATCAGTGGTAAGGCACCGGAAATCAAACCCTCGCCCGGCGGCAACACGCCATCGGGTCCGTCTGCAGATACGTCCGTTCGCACAATCTCCCTGCTGCCGGCAGCCGGAGAGGCTGCTGCGCAGGGCTGGAGCATTAAGGATGGCGGAATTCAGTTGTCAGATGGTGTATTTAAGATCACCAAGCAGAGCAATAAAACCTGGTCCCTGACGCATCCGGTGGATGACGCAATTACCCTGCTGACACAGGGCGGCAGACTGACCTGTAAGTTCCGCCTGTCAGGCGCACTGACCAACAATCAGTTCGGGCTGGGGATTTATCTGTATACGGATGCTCCCGTTCCTGATGGTGTGGCGATGACGGGTACCGGTAATCCGTTCCTGATGTCGTACTTCACTCAGACCACTGACGGCAGAGTGAATCTGATGCATCACAGGAAAGCCGGAAACACGAAGCTGGGGGAGTTCGGCGATTACGGTAACGACTGGCAGACGCTGGAGCTGGTGTTCACCGCCGGCAGTGCCACGGTTACTCCGAAACTGAATGGAGTGGCTGGCCCGGCATTCCAGGTTATAAAAGACAGTCTGACACTGGGACTGAATGCGCTGACGCTGACGGATGTTACAAAAAATGCAGCGTATGGCGTTGAGATAGAAAGTCTGGTGCTGGAGATAAATGCACCGGCAGCATAATAAAAAAAGAGCCAGCGACTGACCTGAAAGAAGACGCTGGCTAAAAGGCCTTATATGTTTGTAGAGACTTATTTTTCACAGACAGCAATGATGCCTGTCAATATATTATCAATATGCGGATTGTTTCAGTTACAGATGCTTTATTAAGGAAAAAAACAGCCAGCACTGACTTTCGGTGGAGAGGTGCTGGCTCAGAAGGATAGTTGGATTTCACATGATACTTATGCCTGGCGGTATATTTTCTGACAGACAGTGACGGGTGTTGTCAAGATATTGTGTCATTTATAACCTGAATCAGGGGAGGCCGGAATGTTATCTGGCATTTTTAGCAGAGCCTGAATGCCATAATCACGGCTCCCGGAGTTGGCCGTCAGTGGGTGACACTGGCGGCTTTTTGTTTTCCTTTACTTTCATTTTCTGTCGGCGGTGACGGAGACATACATCAGATGGAAAAAATCACAACAGGTGTGTCATACACCACGTCAGCGGTAGGGACGGGATACTGGTTACTGCAACTGCTGGACAAAGTCTCTCCGTCCCAGTGGGTGGCAATAGGTGTGCTGGGAAGTCTGCTGTTTGGCCTGCTGACGTATCTGACTAACCTTTATTTCAAGATTAAAGAAGATAAGCGTAAGGTGGCGCGGGGAGAGTAGTCTGAACCGCCCCGGTTTTCCTGGAGAGTGTTTTATCTGTGAACTCAGGCTGCCAGATCATCGTTTCTGATGGAAGCATAATAAGCTTTTTCTGCTTCTGCCGGAGGGATATGACCCAGCCTTCCCAGCAATCGTCGATTGTTATACCAGTCCACCCACGTGAGTGTGGCCAGTTCCACTTCTGCACGGTTTTTCCAGCTCTTACGGTGTATTACCTCCGCTTTGTAAAGACCATTGATGCTCTCCGCCATCGCGTTGTCATACGAGTCACCTGTACTCCCTGTTGATGCCAGCAGTTTTGCTTCTTTTAGTCGCTCCGTATAGGCCAGTGATACATACTGAGAACCTTTATCACTGTGATGGACTGTGCCGGACGGCCGACGGGCCCACAACGCCTGCTCCAGTGCATCCAGCACGAATGTCGTTTCCATAGACGATGAGACTCGCCACCCCACGATACATCCGGCAAACACATCAATGATGAACGCCACATAGACGAAGCCCTGCCATGTGCTGACGTAAGTAAAATCAGCCACCCACAGCTGGTCAGGACGTTCTGCCACGAACTGACGGTTTACGCGGTCGCCTGCGGAAACGGCTTTCCGGCTGACGGTAGTACGGACCTTTTTACCCCGGAGAACACCGGCAAGTCCCATAACCGCCATGAGGCGCGCCACTGTACATCTGGCCACCCTGATACCTTCGCGTAACAACTGGCGCCAGACTTTACGCACACCGTACACCTGATGATTTTCATCGTATACGCGCTGTATCTCTCTCTTCAGCCAGTCATCGCGCTGAGCACGGGCACTGCGTTTATCAGGATGATGTCGCTGTTGCTGACAGTGGTAATACGTTGACGGGGCAATATGCAGCTCACTGCATACCGGTCCGACCCCGTACTGCTCACGCAGCTTATCCAGCAGTGGCATTATTTTTTCCAGAGGCGGTCGAACTCCGCCTTCGCAAAATAAGCGGAAGCCTGGCGAAGGATATCGTTACTGCGGCGCAGTTCACGATTTTCACGTTCCAGCTCTTTCAGACGCTGACGTTCAGCGGTGGTGAGTCCACCATCACCGCCCCCGGTATCCCGCTCATGCTGACGAACCCACACACGCAGAGTCTCTGGTGTACAGCCAATCTTTGGGGCAATGGAACAAATTGCCGCCCATTGTGAGTCATATTCGCCCTGACTTTCCAGAACCATACGAACTGCCCGTTGACGGACCTCAGGGGAAAAACGTGTATTTTTAGTCATCCTGTTTACCTCTTTCTCAGGGAGTTTAGTCTCCAGGATTCCCGGGGCGGTTCAGTCGATGAATAAACAATACGAACTGGTTGTAAAATGAATATTTCTAACTGAAAAAACGTTCCATGAGGTAAGAAAAGGTCACAGGCAATCAATAACAGGACGTGATGAAAGACCCTTGCATTTGTGCGCTTTGAACCGCCCCGGGTTTCCTGGAGAGTGTTTTATCTGTGAACTCAGGCTGCCAGATCATTGTTTCCGATGGAAGCATAATAAGCTTTTTCTGCTTCTGCCGGAGGAGTATGGCCCAGCCTTCCCAGCAATCGTCGATTGTTATACCAGTCCACCCACGTTAGTGTGGCCAGTTCCACTTCTGCACGGTTTTTCCAGCGCTTACGGTGTATTACCTCCGCTTTGTAAAGGCCATTGATGCTCTCCGCCATCGCGTTGTCATACGAGTCACCAGTACTCCCTGTTGATGCCAGTAAGCCGGCTTCCTTAAGCCGCTGCGTGTAGGCCAGCGATACATACTGAGAACCTTTATCACTGTGGTGGATTGTGCCGGACGGCCGACGGGCCCACAACGCCTGCTCCAGTGCATCCAGCACGAATGCCGTTTCCATGGATGATGAGACCCGCCATCCCACGATGTATCCGGCGAACACATCAATGATGAACGCCACATAAACGAAGCCCTGCCATGTGCTTACCCAGGTAAAATCAGCCACCCACAACTGGTCTGGACGTTCTGCCACGAACTGACGGTTTACGCGGTCGCCTGCGGCAACGGCTTTCCGGCTGACGGTAGTGCGGACCTTTTTACCCCGGAGAACACCGGTAAGTCCCATAACTGCCATGAGACGTGCCACAGTGCATCTGGCCACTCTGATACCTTCCCGTAACAACTGACGCCAGACTTTACGCACACCGTATACCTGGTGATTTTCATCGTATACGCGCTGTATCTCTCTCTTCAGCCAGTCATCGTGCTGCGCACGGGCACTGCGTTTATCCGGATGATGTCGCTGTTGCTGACAATGGTAATACGTTGACGGGGCAATATGCAGTTCGCTGCATACCGGTCCGACCCCGTACTGCTCACGCAGCTTATCCAGCAGTGGCATCATTTTTTCCAGAGGCGGTCGAACTCCGCCTTCGCAAAATAAGCGGAAGCCTGGCGAAGGATATCGTTACTGCGGCGCAGTTCACGATTTTCACGTTCCAGCTCTTTCAGACGCTGACGTTCAGCGCTGGTGAGCCCACCATCACCGCCCCCGGTATCCCGCTCATGCTGGCGAACCCAGACACGCAGAGTCTCCGGCGTACAGCCAATCTTTGGGGCAATGGAACAAATTGCCGCCCACTGTGAGTCATATTCATCCTGACTTTCCAGAACCATACGAATCGCCCGCTGACGGACTTCGGGGGAAAAACGAGTATTTTTAGTCATCCTGTTTACCTCTTTCTCAGGGAGTTTAGTCTCCAGGATTTCCGGGGCGGTTCACTTTCTCTTTAGATAGCAGCAGATACTGAAAATCTGAGTTGTCGGGGAGTCAGGGATACAGCTGTACAAGAGTTGGTCATTGTGATTCCATTGAAATCCTGTATGCCATGAAGGGCAGGATTTTATGGCTACCTGAGCTTTGGTGATAGTAAGTTGAAAATTCGCATTTTTTGCTGACATGCGTAACGAGAATCCCATAAGCAGGGAGGACTTAATTCTTCATTAACCCATGCGTTGATATTATGTTTCAGCCGTTGAAGCATCAGCGGTGTTAATGTTGTGGTAATAATATCCAGCGTTTTATGTGAGATCTTACCGTAAGGGTCTGCAAGAATGCTGCTTGTTGCTTCGTTATTATCTGCCATCAGAAGAAGTAACTCTGATTTAACGTTTTCTGTCATTAGTTGTAAAAATCTTCTGCGCAAACTTTCTTTACTGTTCATTTATATGGCTTCATTTGTTGTAATCTGCTGCGTCTCAAGGGATATGTTTATGAGAGCGACCATGAGTGTTGGATTATATACCTAACATATCAAGGGATTAGAAATCGATAAATCCCCATGAACGAAAAAATAAAATACGGCCTGTCGGCTGCCGTTCTGGCGCTGATTGGTGCAGGTGCTTCTGCGCCTGAAATCCTCGACCAGTTTCTGGATGAAAAGGAAGGTAACCACACCACGGCATACCGTGATGGTGCGGGGATCTGGACCATCTGCCGTGGTGCCATTCTGGTGGATGGTAAGCCTGTTATTCCTGGCATGAAGCTGTCAAAGGAAAAATGCGACCGGGTTAATGCCATCGAACGTGACAAGGCGCTGGCATGGGTGGAGAAAAACATCAAAGTGCCGCTGACCGAACCCCAGAAAGCGGGGATCGCGTCATTCTGTCCGTATAACATTGGCCCCGGTAAGTGTTTCCCGTCGACGTTTTATAAACGAATTAATGCAGGTGATCGAAAAGGTGCCTGCGAAGCGATTCGCTGGTGGATTAAGGACGGTGGCAGAGACTGCCGTATCCGCTCAAATAATTGCTACGGTCAGGTATCCCGGCGAGATCAGGAAAGTGCGCTGGCGTGCTGGGGTATCGACAGATAAGCAGAATATTTTGCTTAAAAATGACGTTGGCCAACGCGGGCAGATAACACGAAATCCTGCGAACTGGCAAAACCCAAGTGAATAAAAGTAAAAACCCCGTTTGTTGGTTGCAAACGGGGTTTTATGTTTATGGCAGTAAGCTATGGGAGGCTGCCTTGATTGATTTTAGCAAACTGATTAGGGAGTTGCGACTCATGATTAGTCAATTACCAAACTGGAAATTTTTGCTGGTCTGGAGCATCCCTTTTTTATGGGTAGTATCCCAGTGAATTGTGGCAATTAAGGGGTAGCTATGTCAGACAAACTCATAATGCTGGCGAAGATCCTCTGTGTAATCGTCGGCATTTCATTTTCACTAATGCTGGTTGCTCTTTTTCTTTCCATGGGCTGGATGATGTTGTCTTCGTCGGGGCTGCTGGGGTGAGCATAAACCGAATGCTTTCCGCGTTTACCGTTATTCTGCTGGTGGTCTGTGGTGCGCTTAGTCTGGGGCTGAATCATTACCGCGATAACGCCATCACCTACAAAGCGCAGCGCGATAAAAAAGCCAGTGAGCTGGATCTGGCAAACGCAACCATTACTGATATGCAGGTGCGCCAGCGCGATGTTGCTGCGCTCGATGCAAAATACTCGAGGGAATTAGCCGATGCGAGAGCTGAAAATGAAACTCTGCGTGCTGATGTTGCCGCTGGTCGTAAGCGCCTGCGGATCAACGCCACCTGCCCCGGTACCGTGCGTGAAGCCACCGGCACCTCCGGCGTGGGCAATGATGCCGCCGTCGAACTCTCTCCGGTTGCTGGACGAAACGTTCTCGGTATCAGAGACGGAATCATCAGCGACCAGGCAGCATTGAGAATGCTTCAGGAATATATCCGCACTCAGTGTATTAACTAGTATTTTTGTTATTCGGAGAATGCATGAAGAAATTATTGGTAACCGTAAAGCCTTTTCAGGGAACAATTCCGTTCCGTATTTTGCAGCGTGGTCGTGTTCTTGTTGAAGGTTCGTTCAGTGGTAAATGTACGCAATTACACTCCCGGACCTTTCAGGTGAATGCCACGAATGAAGAGCTAACCGTTGAGTGTACGATGAATGCCGCTAAATGCCGCATGGTATCCGCTGCATTACAGCCAGTGTGTTGAGCGACCTTATTATTCATGCGCGGTATTGTCGCCGTATTCCTGCATTAACAGAGACCGCAGCCCGACCGGGAGAATGAGGTGTACTGGCAATAGCGGACACTACCATTTGTTCTTTTTTTAAGCAGCCATCTGATGATATTTTTCCCTGAAGGCTGCCGGGGAGATATTCCCCAGACGAGAGTGACGACGCTGACGATTGTAGAAAATCTCAATGTATTCCCGTATTACTGAGATGGCTTCATCCCGGTTATTGAAACGATAGTGGCTCAGGCTCTCATTTTTCAGCGTTCCCCAGAAGCTTTCCATCGGAGCGTTGTCGTAACAGTTACCTTTACGCGACATTGATGTTTTCAGACCAAACTGCTCCTGTATGACCCGGTAATCGTATGCGCAGTACTGTGAACCTCGATCAGAGTGGTGGATTAGCCCGGCAGGTGGGCGCTGGCTCCTGAGCGCCATAAACAGAGCTTTACCTGTCAGCTCTTTTGTCATGCGCTCTCCCATGGCGTAGCCGACAATTTCGCACGTATAAACATCTTTGATGCCAGCGAGGTACAACCATCCCTCCTGTGTGGCAACATACGTCAGGTCCGCCACCCAGACCTGATTTGGTGCTGTAGGAGCGAACGTCTGGTTCAGCAGATTTGGCGCAACTGGCAGATTGTGGTTCGAGTTCGTAGTCGCTCTGAACTTGCGTTTCTGCTTACAGCGTAGCCTTAGCTCCTTACGAAGACGTGCCAGTCGGTCACGACCAACGATGATGCCATTCTCTGCCAGCTCCGTCTGGAGCCGCCGGGTTCCATATGTTTCGCGAGTGCGGATATGTGCCACCTTAATCTCCAGTTTTAGCCGCTCATCACTTTGTTTTCTGTCTGAGGGTTCATGCTGTACCCAGTTGTAATAACCGCTCCTGGATACACCAAATACCTGACACATCGCTTCAATGGGAAATTGTTGTCGCCATTGTTCGATTAACGCGTATTTTTCAGCGACTCCTGTGCAAAATACGCTGTTGCTTTTTTTAATATATCTCGCTCAAGGCGAGCTTCATTTAACGCCTTACGCAGTTGCAGAATTTCAGATTCCAGTTCAGCCACCGTGCGGGAACCAGGAGTACCGAGCCCTTTTCTGGCGGCGGTAACCCATTGTCCTAAAGTGCCTTCAGGAAGAGATAATCGGGAAGCGCCTTCACTGATCGAAAGTTGATTTTCAAGAACCGTTCTGACAGCTTCGGCTTTGAACTCTTTAGAGTAACGTTGGGTTTTTCTGCTCATTATTAGCTCCTTCTGATGCCATTCTATTTCAGGAAGGAGTGTCCGTTAAACTCAGGCTACCTCAGAATCCTCTGCGCGAGTGTGCGGGGATAATCAAAAACGATACACACCGGGGTTTACCGCGTTAACGGAGCGCGGCGTTGTCCCCTCATGGTCGCTGGTCCGGTGCGATGGTGGAAGAAGCCGGATGTTTATCACTATTAATTGATAACACAGAAATGGATTCATTGATTTTCAGCACGTTTTTGTATTCGTATTATTGAACATCTGTTTATTTTACTTTTAACATATTGATAATAAAAAGAGCTGTAAATCTTTAGATGAGTCGATTTTGTCCGGGGAAGTTCAAATGGATTTTATGCTGACGGTTTCTGGTGTGGTTATCCTGTCCATTGCTTATACTGCAGATAAATATGGCTGCCATTTGTTATCACGTATTGGCGCTTATTGCTCGTTGATGCTGATTTTCTCGTCGCTTTTTTTTGAGTAAGTTATATTAATTATAACAAATAATTTTCTGTGTTTTTTCAGGCTATCCCGTCAGACGGGAAGCCTGTACTGCCGGGGGACGAATGGAAAACTGATGTGTCCGGTAACTGTGTGTTCTGTGAACACCATGTTACTTAATTATGTAATTCATACCCGAACGCTCTGTTGACAGCCTTCTTCTGCAGGCTTCAATAACCCACGCTGAAAAGTTACCGGAACCTTTATGTTCAAGGGCGATATTGATCTGTGAGGTAGCCTGAGTTTAACGGACACTCCTTCCTGAAATAGAATGGCATCAGAAGGAGCTAATAATGAGCAGAAAAACCCAACGTTACTCTAAAGAGTTCAAAGCCGAAGCTGTCAGAACGGTTCTTGAAAATCAACTTTCGATCAGTGAAGGCGCTTCCCGATTATCTCTTCCTGAAGGCACTTTAGGACAATGGGTTACCGCCGCCAGAAAAGGGCTCGGTACTCCTGGTTCCCGCACGGTGGCTGAACTGGAATCTGAAATTCTGCAACTGCGTAAGGCGTTAAATGAAGCTCGCCTTGAGCGAGATATATTAAAAAAAGCAACAGCGTATTTTGCACAGGAGTCGCTGAAAAATACGCGTTAATCGAACAATGGCGACAACAATTTCCCATTGAAGTGAGGTAGCCTGAGTTTAACGGACACTCCTTCCTGAAATAGAATGGCATCAGAAGGAGCTAATAATGAGCAGAAAAACCCAACGTTACTCTAAAGAGTTCAAAGCCGAAGCTGTCAGAACGGTTCTTGAAAATCAACTTTCGATCAGTGAAGGCGCTTCCCGATTATCTCTTCCTGAAGGCACTTTAGGACAATGGGTTACCGCCGCCAGAAAAGGGCTCGGTACTCCTGGTTCCCGCACGGTGGCTGAACTGGAATCTGAAATTCTGCAACTGCGTAAGGCGTTAAATGAAGCTCGCCTTGAGCGAGATATATTAAAAAAAGCAACAGCGTATTTTGCACAGGAGTCGCTGAAAAATACGCGTTAATCGAACAATGGCGACAACAATTTCCCATTGAAGCGATGTGTCAGGTATTTGGTGTATCCAGGAGCGGTTATTACAACTGGGTACAGCATGAACCCTCAGACAGAAAACAAAGTGATGAGCGGCTAAAACTGGAGATTAAGGTGGCACATATCCGCACTCGCGAAACATATGGAACCCGGCGGCTCCAGACGGAGCTGGCAGAGAATGGCATCATCGTTGGTCGTGACCGACTGGCACGTCTTCGTAAGGAGCTAAGGCTACGCTGTAAGCAGAAACGCAAGTTCAGAGCGACTACGAACTCGAACCACAATCTGCCAGTTGCGCCAAATCTGCTGAACCAGACGTTCGCTCCTACAGCACCAAATCAGGTCTGGGTGGCGGACCTGACGTATGTTGCCACACAGGAGGGATGGTTGTACCTCGCTGGCATCAAAGATGTTTATACGTGCGAAATTGTCGGCTACGCCATGGGAGAGCGCATGACAAAAGAGCTGACAGGTAAAGCTCTGTTTATGGCGCTCAGGAGCCAGCGCCCACCTGCCGGGCTAATCCACCACTCTGATCGAGGTTCACAGTACTGCGCATACGATTACCGGGTCATACAGGAGCAGTTTGGTCTGAAAACATCAATGTCGCGTAAAGGTAACTGTTACGACAACGCTCCGATGGAAAGCTTCTGGGGAACGCTGAAAAATGAGAGCCTGAGCCACTATCGTTTCAATAACCGGGATGAAGCCATCTCAGTAATACGGGAATACATTGAGATTTTCTACAATCGTCAGCGTCGTCACTCTCGTCTGGGGAATATCTCCCCGGCAGCCTTCAGGGAAAAATATCATCAGATGGCTGCTTAAAAAAAGAACAAATGGTAGTGTCCGCTATTGCCAGTACACCTCAGTAAGCCATATCCCTGCTCCGCGTGACGGTCGTGATTATGATCCGGATGTACTGCAGCAGGCGGTGAATGATGCGGTTGCGAATATTCCGGTACCGGCGGACGGCAAAAGTATCACCCCCGATGATGTGCGTCCGATGCTTGAGCAGATGGTGAAAGAGGCCGTAAGCCATATCCCTGCTCCGCGTGATGGTCGTGATTACGATCCGGAAGTACTGAAGCAGGCGGTTCTGGAGGCGGTGAATGCCCTTCCGGCTCCGCAGGACGGGCGTGATGCCACGGCACTGGAAGTGCTCCCCGCTATTGACGATCAAAAATCCTTTCCCCGGGGCACGTATGCCACACACCTGGGTGGACTCTGGCGGGCGTATGAAAAAACGCACGGGATGCGGGGATGGGAATGCCTGGTTGACGGGGTGGCGGATATCGACGTCAGCATGACGGATGAGCGGTTGTTCTCTGTGGTGATCCGGCAGAGCAGTGGCCGGTGTACGGAAAAAACATTTTCCCTGCCGGTGATGCTCTACCGCGGTGTGTTCAGAGCCGGTGAAACCTACCACCCCGGCGATACGGTGACGTGGGGGGGCTCGCTGTGGCACTGCAACAGTATGACCGGTGATAAACCCGGAGAAGCTCATTCATCAGGCTGGACCCTGGCTGCAAAACGTGGACGGGATGCAGGAGGCGGAAAATGACGGCATTACTGACACTGGAAGAGATCAAGGCACATCTGCGTGTTGACCATGACGCGGATGATGACATGCTGATGGACAAGGTTCGTCAGGCTACCGCCGTGCTGCTGGCCTACATTCAGGGCAGCCGGGATAAGGTGATTCGTGAGGACGGTGAGCTGATCCCGGGCGAGGCATTAACCCGGATGAAGGGGGCTGCCATGCGACTGACCGGGATGCTGTACCGGAATCCGGATCTTGCTGAGCGGGAAGACCTCGTGCAGGGGGAACTGCCGTTTTCTGTGTCCGTGCTGATTTACGATTTGCGTTGTCCGACGGTGTTATGAGGAGGGAGGAATGGCAATATCTGCAGGTCGTCTGACACAGATGATAAGTGTTCTGAACCCGGTGTTAACCCGTAATGCTGCCGGAGAAATGACGGAAGAATGGGTGTCATGCGGGAAAATTCATGCGGATATCCGTGGCAGGAGCAGCCGGGAGCGGATGCAGTCTGGTGCGGAAATGGCGCAGGCGGAAATCCGCATCTGGGTGCGCGGTCAGTCCGGCCGGGAAATCACGGCAGCGTCACGACTTCATGTGCTGAGTGGTCCATGGCGTGACCGGATCCTGAACGTTGTCGGGCTGCCCGTGCCGGATGCGACCGGCGGGCGTCTGGAAATTCTCTGTCGGCTGGGAGGGGAAAAATGATCGAAACCCTGCTGGATTTTTCGGGGCTGGAGGACATCAGCCGCGATTTGCAGCTTCTGAGTGGTGCGGAAAATAACCGGGTGCTGCGTGAGGCAACCCGTGCGGGTGCGAATGTGCTGAAAGAAGAAGTGGTGTCACGGGCACCGGTACGCAGGGGAAAACTGCGCCGCAATGTGGTGGTCCTTTCCCGGTGCTCCCGCGATGGCGGGATGGAATCCGGTGTGCATATCCGGGGTGTTAATCCGGACACCGGTAACAGCGATAACACCATGAAGGCGGATAACCCGCGCAATGCTTTCTACTGGCGGTTTGTGGAAATGGGGACCGTGAATATGCCACCGCACCCGTTTGTGCGCCCGGCATTTGATGTGCGCAGTGAACAGGCAGCTCAGGTGGCGATTGCTCGGATGAACCGGGCCATTGATGAGGTACTGAGACGATGACGGAGGCGGATTTGTATCCTCATCTGGCGCATCTTGCCGGCGGGCAGGTGTACCCGTATGTGGTCCCCCTGCTGGATGGCAGGCCGTCGGTGGCGCTTCCGTGGGTGGTTTTCAGCCTGATTTCATCGGTGTCGGCGGACGTGATGGGCGGGCAGGCGGAGTCCTCAGTGTCGGTGCAGATAGACGTTTATGCCGGGACTGTGACGCAGGCGCGTCAGATACGTCAGGACGCCCGTGAAGCCATAATGCTGCTGGCCCCGGGATCCGTCAGTGAAATGCAGGACTATATTCCGGAAAACCGCTGTTACCGTGCAACCCTGGAGTTTCAGGTCACGGTGTGACTTTTTCTTTTTTCTACAAAACCCATACCCCGCCGCGTGCGGGTTTTTTATTATCAGGAGGCAGAATGTCTGCTTTGTATGAACGCTCACAGCTGACGCAGGTGATGATTTCATCTGCCCCGGCGACTGCTGAAACTATGGATAAGGCGGAATATCTGCGCCTGGACTGCACCATCAAGGAAGTCCAGTTCACCGCCGGTCAGAAACAGGATATTGATGTGACCACGCTCTGCTCCACAGAGCAGGAGAACATCAACGGTCTGGGGGCGTCGTCCGAGATTTCCATGTCGGGTAATTTTTATCTGAATCAGGCCCAGAACGCCCTGCGTGATGCCTATGACAATGACACGGTGTATGCGTTTAAGGTGCAGTTTCCGTCCGGTAAGGGCTTTAAGTTCCTGGCGGAAGTGCGTCAGCACACCTGGTCATCCGGTACCAACGGCGTGGTGGCAGCAACGTTTTCACTGCGTATGAAAGGCAAACCGGTGTCCTTTGTGGTACCGCTGGCGTTTGTGAAAAATCTGGATAAAACACTTACCGTGAATACAGGTGCGCTGCTGACAATGTCAGTCAGTGCCAACGGGGGAACGCCGCCGTATAAATACGCCTGGAAGAAGGATGGTCAGCCGGTTGACGGGCAGACGACAGACACCTTCAGTAAGCCAGGTGCGCAGTCCGCTGATGCGGGGAAATATACCTGCGTGGTGACCGATTCGGCAGAGAAAGCACAGAGTGTGACGTCTGTTGAATGCACCGTGACAGTGAGCGCAGCCGCCGGATAAGGGGATGGGTCATCATGAAAAAGGATCTGAAAACGCTGGCGCTGGCCAGACTGTCAGGGTTTCGTCATAAAACGGTGAAGGTGCCGGAATGGGGTAATGTCAGCGTGGTGCTGCGGGAGCCTTCGGCAGAGGCCTGGTATCTGTGGCAGGAAGTGCTCAATGGTGATGGAGAGGATGACGATACCCTGTCGGTGGTGGCGAAAACCCGCCGTAACCTGGAAGCGGATGTGACGCTGTTCTGCGATGTCCTGTGTGATACGGATCTGCAGCGGGTGTTCGCTCCGGACGACCGTGAGCAGGTGCTGGCCGTCTATGGTCCGGTACATGCCCGGTTGCTGCGTCAGGCACTGGAACTGATCGCTGATGCAGAGTCGGCCAGAAAAAAGTAGCCCGCCCGGAAATTCGCTTTCTGATGCGACTTGCGCTCCGTCTGGGGCGCACCTTATCCGAACTGCGGCACAGCCTGAGTGCGAGCGAGGCGATGATGTGGATGGAGTTCGACAGGGTATCCCCGCTGGGTGATGAGCGCGGGGATATCCGTAATGCACAGATCGTGAAAGCGGTTTTCGGGGCACAGGGGATGAATGTTGCACTGAAGGACGCCATGCTCTGCTGGGGCGAGGATGAGGATAAGCCGGAGGTGGATCCGTTTGCGGCGCTGGAAGACGCGCTGAGCCTTGCAGCAATGTCATAAATAATGATGAAAACCTGCTGTGGCAGGTTTTTTTTGCCCGGAGAAAGGTGAATGGCGACGTTACGTGAACTGATTATCAAAATTTCGGCAAATTCACAGTCATTCCAGTCGGAGATCCAGCGGGCGTCCCGTATGGGCAGTGAATATTACCGGACCCTGCAGAATGGCGGGCGTCAGGCCGCTGCGGCAGCCCGGGAGCAGCGACGTGCCCTGGCAGAACTGAACAGCCAGTTGACGGAAATTCGCGGTTCTGCTGTCGGAATGGCTGGCGCATTTGCCGGTGCCTTTGCCACCGGACACCTGATTTCACTGGCTGATGAGTGGAGTTCCGTGAATGCCCGTCTGAAACAGGCGTCGCAGTCATCTGATGAATTTTCGTCATCACAGAAAGTGCTGATGGATATCAGCCAGCGGACAGGCACGGCATTTTCGGATAATGCGGCCCTGTTTGCCCGTTCGGCTGCCTCGATGCGTGAATATGGTTACAGTGCCGGTGATGTACTGAAGGTGACGGAGGCCATTTCGACAGGGCTGAAAATATCCGGTGCCAGTACGGCAGAGGCGGGCTCGGTGATCACCCAGTTCAGCCAGGCGCTGGCACAGGGTGTGTTACGGGGTGAGGAATTTAATTCGGTCAATGAAAGCGGAGACCGGATCATACGTGCACTGGCTGCGGGTATGGGCGTGGCCCGTAAAGACCTTAAGGCGATGGCGGACGACGGCAAACTGACGGCGGATAAAGTCGTTCCTGCGTTAATCAGCCAGCTGGGGGTATTGCGTGATGAATATGCCGCCATGCCGGAAACGGTCTCTGACGGGATCACAAAGGTGGAAAACGCCTTTATGGCCTGGGTGGGCGGTGCGAATGAGGCCAGCGGGGTGACAAAAACGCTCTCCGGCGTGCTGAACGGTGTTGCCGGACAGATTGATAATGTGGCAACAGCCGTGGGTGCGCTGGTTGCCGTCGGGGTTGCCCGGTACTTTGGCAATATGGCCTCCGGAGCGATGTCTGCCACGGCAGGACTTGTGACGGCTGCACGTAATGAAGTTGCACTGGCGGAAGCACAGTTCAGGGGAACGCAGATTGCCACGGCGCGGGCAAGGGCAGCCGTGTACCGTGCTCAGCAGGCCGTGGCGGCAGCCCGCGGGACGGAGATGCAGATTGCTGCAGAGGCCCGTCTGGTGGCCACACAGGAACGCCTGAACAGAAATATTGCTGCCAGAAGCGCCGCCCAGAATGCGCTGAACAGTACAACGGCGGTGGGCTCACGTCTGATGAGCGGTGCGCTGGGGCTGGTTGGTGGCGTACCCGGACTGGTGATGCTGGGGGCTGCAGCATGGTACACGCTGTACCAGAATCAGGAGCAGGCCAGGGAGTCTGCGCGCCAGTATGCACTGACGATAGATGAAATCGCGCATAAAACGCCGTCAATGTCTTTGCCTGAAGCCTCAGATAATGAAGGACGAACACGGGCGGCGCTGACAGAGCAGAACCGACTGATTGATGAACAGGCCAGTCGGGTGAAATCCCTGCAGGAAAAAATCGAAGGATATCAGTATGTTCTGGCGAACCCGGGCTGGACGACCGGTGACGGATTCATGATAAACCATCTGACCTCGGTGAAGACCGTAACGGAAGGGCTTGCTCAGGCAACAGAGCAGCTTGCCGTTGAGCAGTCCCGTCTGGCACAGATGCAGGAAAAAGCGCAGTCCATTCAGGATGTGCTTGTCGGGCTGGAAGACCGTCGTGTGGCGTTAATTCGTCAGCAGGCGGCAGAGCAGAATAAGGTGTACCAGTCCATGCTGGTTATGAACGGTCAGCATACGGAATTCAACCGTCTGCTGGGGCTGGGTAATGAACTGCTTCAGCAGCGGCAGGGACTGGTGAATGTGCCGTTACGGCTGCCACAGGCCACTCTGGATGATAAACAGCAGAGTGCCCTGACAAAAACAGAGCGTGAGCTGGCCCTGTCCAGACTGAAAGGGGAAGAAAAAGAGCGTGTCCGACTGGGGTATGCGGCGGATGACCTCGGTTTTGTGGGTGATCCGTATCAGGAGGCGAGACAACGTTATATCAGTAATGCCCTGGAAGCCTGGCGCAATAACGAGGCGAATAAACCCAAATCCCGGGGTGGAAAATCAGAGACGGAAAAAGCGGAAGACAGTTTTTCCCGGCTGCTGAAGCAGCAGAAAGAGCAACTGGCACTGGTGGGGCAGAATACAGAGCTGGCGAAGCTGAAATACCAGACTGCGCAGGGCGAACTGAAAACCCTGACGGAGATGCAGAAGCAGGAACTGCTGCGTAACGCGACCCTGATTGACCAGCAAAAAATCCGGGAACAGTTGCGATCCCGGGAAGAGACACTGAAGAATGAGAATGCGGCTGCGCGTGCGTCGAATGATGCTGAACTGCTGGGGTACGGGCAGGGGGAGCGAGCCAGAGAACGCATGCGGGAGTTGCAGCAGATCCGCGACAGCTTCCGCCAGAAGGATGCGGACCTTCAGTCTCAGTATCAGACCGGGGATATCAGTGAGGATTTTTACAGACAGGCGCTGGCACAGAACGCGCAGTATCTGAGTGAACGCCTTAAAGACCAGGAAACTTTTTATGCCGAATCGGATGCGCAGCGTGCGGACTGGCAGAAAGGGCTGCAGGAGGGATTCAGTAACTGGGTGGATAATGCGTCCGATTACGCCTCACAGGCAGCACAGCTTGCGACGGAGGGTATCTCAGGGATGGTGAATAACATCACGGAGATGCTGAACGGAAATAAAGTGGAATGGCGCAGCTGGGCCTCATCAGTGCTGCAGGAAATATCAAAAGTTCTTATGAATGCCGCGATTGTCAACGGGATCAAGACGGCGGCAAACAGTATGTCCGGTGCAGGAGGATTTCTCGGCAGCATTGGTGACTGGCTGGGCGGTGCGGTGGCCAATGCAAAAGGCGGCGTGTATACCTCGGCAAACCTGAGTGCGTACAGCAACAGTATTGTGGATACGCCCACGTACTTTGCCTTTGCAAAAGGGGCGGGACTGATGGGGGAGGCCGGTCCTGAAGCCATTATGCCCCTGACCCGGGCGGCGGATGGCTCGCTGGGTGTGCGAGCGGTGGGCAGTATGAACGGTAGTGCGGGTCTGGTGTATTCCCCGGTCTACCATATCGCCATTCAGAATGACGGGACTAATGGCCAGATAGGGCCGGAAGCTGCGGGCAGTCTTGTGCAGCTGATTGACCAGCGGGTGCAGGCGGTGATGCTGTCCATGCGACGTGACGGAGGAATGCTGAGTGGCTGAGATAAAAACGCTGCATCTGGTCCCGCGTGAAGGGATGCAGGTGAGTGAGAAGCCGTCGGTGGTGAGGGTGCGGTTTGGTGACGGTTATGAACAGCGCCGCCCCACAGGGCTGAATCCTCAACTGAAGACGTTTCAGGCGGTGTTCCGGGTGACGGATGAGTCAACCCGGCGCTGGCTGGATGAATTTTTATCCTGGCATGGTGGTTACCGTGCCTTTTTGTGGCGACCGCCGAAACATAACCGGACGGTGAGGGTGGTGTGCCGGGAGTGGAGCGTCACGGATAACGCCCGGTACAGTGATTTCAGCTGTACGATTGAGCAGGTGGTGAACTGATGCAGGACATTCATGAAGAAAGTCTGAACGAGTCGGTTAAATCAGAGCAGTCACCGCGGGTGGTGCTCTGGGAAATTGACCTGACGGTGCAGGGCGGTGAGCGGTATTTTTTCTGTAATGAGCTGAATGAAAAAGGGGAGGCGGTCACCTGGCAGGGGCGGCAATATCAGGTATACCCGATTGACGGCAGCGGTTTTGAGATGAACGGGAAGGGCAGCAGTGCCCGCCCGTCACTGGCGGTGTCCAATCTGTTCGGTCTGGTCACCGGAATGGCGGAGGACCTGCAGAGCCTGGTGGGGGCCACGGTGGTCCGCCGCCGGGTGTATGCCCGTTTTCTGGATGCGGTGAATTTTGTGGCGGGCAATCCGGAAGCGGACCCGGAGCAGGAGCTGAGAGACCGCTGGGTGGTGGAGCAGATGTCAGAGCTGACGGCCATGACAGCCTCGTTTGTGCTGGCCACACCGACCGAGACGGACGGAGCGCTGTTTCCCGGTCGCATCATGCTGGCGAACACCTGTATGTGGGATTACCGGGGAGATGAATGCGGTTATCACGGTCCTGCGGTGGCGGATGAGTTCGACAACCCCACCACGGATATCCGTAAGGACAGATGCAGCAAGTGCATGCGCGGGTGTGAGATGCGCGGCATGGTGGCTAATTTTGGCGGTTTCCTTTCCATTAATAAACTTTCGCAGTAAATCCCGGTTTATGACACAGACTGAATCAGCGATTCTGGCGCATGCCCGGCGGTGTGCGCCTGCGGAGTCGTGCGGCTTCGTGGTGAGAACGCCGGAGGGGGAGAGGTATATCCCTTGTGTGAATATCTCTGCAGAGCCGGAGGCGTATTTTCGTATTGCACCGGAAGACTGGCTGCGGGCAGAGATGCAGGGGGGAGATTGTGGCACTGGTCCACAGTCATCCCGGTGGTCTGCCCTGGCTGAGCGAGGCCGACCGGCGGCTGCAGATAAAAAGTGCACTGTCCTGGTGGCTGGTCTGCCGGGGGGACATTCATAAATTCCGCTGTGTGCCACATCTGACAGGACGGCGCTTTGAGCACGGGGTGACGGACTGTTACACCCTGTTCCGGGATGCATACCATCTGGCGGGAATTGATATGCCGGATTTTGAGCGTGAGGATGACTGGTGGCGCAACGGTCAGAACCTGTACCTGGACAATATGGAGGCGACTGGTTTTTACAGGATTTCCCTGCCTTCCGCACAGCCTGGCGATATCCTGCTGTGCTGCTTTGGCGCATCGGTGACCAATCATGCCGCCATATACTGCGGCAACGGTGAGCTGCTTCACCATCTGCCTGAACAACTGAGTAAACGGGAGAGGTATTCCGAAAAATGGCAACGACGAACGCATTCTGTCTGGCGTCACCGCCGCTGGCACGCATCTGCCTTCACGGGGATTTACAACGATTTGGCCGCCGCCTCAGCCTGTATGTGAACACGGCAGCGGAAGCCATCCGGGCGCTGTCGTTACAGGTGCCGGGATTCCGCCGTCAGATGAACGAAGGCTGGTACCAGATACGTATTCGCGGTGAGGACACGGCACCGGAGGCGGTGTACGCCCGTCTTCACGAACAGCTGGGTGAGGGGGTGGTCATCCATATTGTGCCGCGACTGGCCGGGGCCGGAAAGGGTGGACTGCAGATTGTGCTGGGGCGGCAGCCATCGTGGGCTCTTTCTTCACTGCCGGGGCATCAATGGCGTTATGGGGTTCAGCCCTGGCAGCCGGTGGTTTTTCTGCCACCACGATGCTGTTTTCACTTGGAGCCAGCATGATTCTGGGCGGTGTGGCCCAGATGCTGGCCCCGAAGGCAAAAACACCGGATTACCGCGCAACGGATAACGGTAAACAGAACACGTATTTTTCGTCACTGGATAACATGATTGCCCAGGGAACCCGATGCCGGTGCCTTATGGTGAAATGCTGGTTGGTTCACGACGGATATCCCAGGACATCAGCACCCGTGATGAGGGCGGAGACGGGAAAGTGGTGGTTATCGGGCGGGGATGAAAATAAAAAATCCCGCAGAGTTAGCGGAGCTGCGGGAGAGAACGATGAAGATTAACGTTATGGAGTTATTTTTCAGGCATCAAAAAAGTAATGCAGCGTCATTATTGCGGCTACAGGCAATTGCCGGAAATGTGAAGAGTTTCAGAAATTTTATTCCGTCATGACACAGGCACCCTCCGGGGTGCCTGTTGTTTTCTGGCATAAACAGATTCAGACATCAGACAGGAGAGGGGGACAGAGTGGGTAAAGGGGGCGGCAAGGGGCACACGCCGGTAGAGGCAAAGGACAATCTTAAGTCCACGCAGATGATGAGCGTGATTGACGCCATTGGTGAAGGGCCGATTGAAGGTCCGGTGAAGGGGCTGCAGAGTATTCTGGTGAACAAAACCCCGCTGACGGACACGGACGGTAATCCTGTGATACATGGTGTGACAGCGGTCTGGCGCGCCGGGGAGCAGGAGCAGACACCACCTGAAGGCTTTGAGTCCTCCGGAGCTGAAACCGCACTGGGCGTGGAAGTGACGAAGGCAAAGCCGGTGACGCGCACCATTACGTCCGCGAACATTGACCGCCTGCGGGTCACCTTCGGGGTGCAGTCACTGCTGGAGACCACCTCAAAGGGCGACCGTAATCCCTCTTCTATCCGACTGCTGATTCAGTTACAGCGTAACGGTAACTGGGTGACGGAAAAGGATGTCACCATTAACGGCAAGACCACCTCGCAGTTTCTGGCGTCGGTGATTCTGGGTAATCTGCCGCCCCGGCCCTTTAACATCCGGATGGTCAGGGAGACGGCGGACAGCACCACGGACCAGCTGCAGAATAAGACGCTCTGGTCGTCATACACCGAAATCATCGATGTGAAACAGTGCTACCCGAACACGGCGATTGTGGGGCTGCAGGTGGATGCGGAGCAGTTTGGTGGCCAGCAGATGACGGTGAACTACCATATCCGCGGTCGCATCATTCAGGTACCGTCAAACTATGACCCGGAAAAACGCACGTACAGCGGCATCTGGGACGGCAGCCTGAAACCGGCATACAGCAACAACCCGGCCTGGTGCCTGTGGGACATGCTGACTCACCCGCGCTACGGCATGGGAAAACGTCTGGGGGCGGCAGACGTGGACAAATGGGCGCTGTATGCCATTGCGCAGTACTGCGACCAGACGGTCCCGGATGGTTTCGGGGGCACAGAGCCGCGGATGACCTTTAATGCGTACCTGTCACAACAGCGTAAGGCGTGGGACGTTCTCAGTGATTTCTGCTCGGCGATGCGCTGTATGCCGGTATGGAACGGCCAGACGCTGACGTTCGTTCAGGACCGCCCGTCGGATGTGGTGTGGCCGTACACCAACTGCGATGTGGTGGTGGATGATAACGGCGTGGGGTTTCGCTACAGCTTCAGCGCCCTGAAGGACCGCCACACGGCGGTGGAGGTGAATTACACCGACCCGCAGAACGGCTGGCAGACCTCCACGGAACTGGTGGAAGACCCGGAAGCCATACTGCGCTACGGGCGCAACCTGCTGAAGATGGATGCGTTCGGTTGCACCAGTCGCGGTCAGGCCCACCGTGCCGGGCTGTGGGTGATAAAGACCGGACTGCTGGAAACGCAGACGGTGGATTTCACGCTCGGGTCACAGGGGCTGCGTCACACACCCGGTGACATTATTGAAATCTGTGATAACGACTATGCCGGGACCATGACCGGCGGACGTATCCTGTCCATCGATGCCGCCAGCCGCACCCTGACACTGGACCGTGAGGTGACCCTGCCGGAGACAGGTGCCGCCACGGTGAACCTGATTAACGGCAGCGGTAAGCCGGTGAGCGTGGCCATCACTGCACACCCCGCGCCGGACCGGATACAGGTCAGCACCCTGCCTGATGGTGTGGAGACATACGGTGTATGGGGACTCTCCCTGCCGTCACTGCGTCGTCGCCTGTTCCGCTGTGTCTCCATCCGGGAAAACACGGACGGCACCTTTGCCATCACGGCGGTGCAGCACGTACCGGAAAAGGAAGCCATCGTGGATAACGGGGCCAGCTTTGAGCCGCAGTCAGGCACCCTGAACAGCGTCATCCCTCCGGCAGTGCAGCACCTGACGGTGGAGGTGAGCGCAGCTGACGGCCAGTATCTGGCGCAGGCGAAATGGGACACGCCGCGGGTGGTGAAGGGCGTGCGCTTCAGTCTGCGCCTGACCAGTGGAAGCGGTGAGGACAGCCGTCTGGTGACCACCGCCATCACCGCGGATACAGAGCACCGTTTCAGCGGTCTGCCGCCGGGGGAATACACCCTGACGGTCAGGGCGATTAACAGTTATGGCCAGCAGGGGGAACCGGCCACCACCACGTTCAGGATTAATGCACCTGCGGTACCCGCCACGATTGAGCTGACACCGGGCTATTTTCAGATAACAGCGGTCCCGCGTCTTGCGGTGTATGACCCGACGGTACAGTTTGAGTTCTGGTTTTCGGAGACAAAAATCGCAGACACATCTCAGGTGGAAACCTCTGCCCGTTATCTGGGGACCGGCAGTCAGTGGAGTGTATCCGGCCCGCACATTAAGCCCGGGAAGGATTTCTGGTTTTACGTGCGCAGCGTCAACCTGGTGGGGAAATCTGCTTTTGTGGAAGCCAGTGGCCGGGCCAGCAATGATGCAGAAGGGTATCTGGGGCTGTTTCGGGAAAAAATAGGAAAACTGCATCTGGCTCAGGGGCTGTGGGAGCTGATAGACAACAGCCAGCTTGCGGATGAGATGGCGGAGATGAAGACCTCCATCACCGAAACCCGCAATGAAATCACACAGACGGTCAGTAAAACGCTGGAGGACCAGAGCGCCACCATACAGCAGATACAGCGCGTGCAGAAGGACACAAATGATGACCTTGCTGCACTTTACATGCTGAAGGTACAGAAAACAAAAATGGCATACCCTATGTTGCCGGTATTGGAGCGGGGATTGAGGATACTGATGGCCAGCCCCTGAGCAACATACTGCTGCTGGCTGACCGTATTGCGATGATTAACCCGGAGGACGGCAACACCACGCCGTTATTTGTGGCGCAGGGGAATCAGTTGTTCATGAACGATGTGTTCCTGAAGCGGCTGTTTGCGGCGAGTATCACGTCATCCGGCAACCCCCCGACGTTTTCCCTGACGCCGGAAGGGAAGCTGACAGCCAGGAACGCGGATATCAGCGGAGCAATTACCGCGAATACCGGCACGCTCAATAATGTCACCATTAACGAGAACTGTGTCATCAGAGGGAAACTGTCTGCAAACCAGATTGAAGGCGACCTGGTGAAGACGGTGGGGAAAGCCTTTCCCCGGAATAACAGTTATGCCAGCGGGACGGTAACCGTCACAGTTTACGATGACCAGGGATTCGACCGGCAGATTATCATTCCCCCGGTGCTGTTTCGCGGGACGAAACACCAGAATTTCAACAGCCCGAATCAGCAGTCGTACTGGTATTCCACCTGTAAGCTGCAGGTGCTGAAGAACGGGGTTGAGATTTTCCATGAACCGGCAACGGATGTCAGCCGGGTGTTCTCATCGGTGATAGATATGCCGGCAGGGCGGGGTCATGTCACCCTGACGTTTAATGTGTCGTCGGCCGGTGCGAACAACTGGACGCCGACAACGTACATCAGTGATTTACTGGTTGTGGTCATGAAAAAATCCACGGCAGGGATCAGTATCAGCTGACGGTTTATTAACCCGGACGGGCACCTCAGGAGGTGCCTTTTTTATTGACTGAAAACAAAGAGGTAATCATGCGGCATTTATACGCAACGATATTATTGTTTACTACCCTGCTGGCAGGAATTGCCTTTCCTGCACAGGCTGAAAGCGGACACGGTGCATTTTCCGTGGGATATGCTCAGGTTCACCCGGGCGGCGTACCGGCATTGTCCGGTACCGGTGCGCGTGCAGGTGATTTAAAAGGGATTAATGTGAAATACCGTTATGAGTTCACGGATCACCTGGGCGGCATTGTCGCGCTGAGTTATGCATCGGTGAAGAAAAGTGACACGATGAAGACGGGTGAAAATACCTTCCATTATGAAAGCCTGCGCGGTCGTTATGTCAGTCTGATGGCCGGGATGGCGTACACCCGCTGGTCTGACAGTGTTCAGGATTACCGGCGTGATGAAGTGAAACCGGGGTATGTGAAGGAGACCACCACCGCCAGTGATGGCCATACTGCGCGTCATCTGTCGCCGGCCTGGAATGCCGGGATTCAGTTCAGTCCCGTAGAGACGGTGGTTATTGACCTTGCTTATGAAGGTTCCGCCAGTGGCGACTGGCGCACTGACGGCTTCATCGTGGGTATCGGCTATAAATTCTGATTAGCCAGGTAACACAGTGTTATGACAGCCCGCCGGTTCAGGCGGGCTTTTTTGTGGGGTGAATATGGCAGTAAAGATTTCAGGTGTACTGAAAGACGGCACAGGAAAACCGGTAGAGAACTGTACCATTCAACTGAAAGCCAGACGGACCAGCAGCACGGTGGTGGTGAACACGGTGGCCTCTGAAAATCCGGATGAAGCCGGTCGTTACAGCATGGACGTTGAGTACGGTCAGTACAGCGTCATTCTGTTGGTGGAAGGATTCCCGCCGTCACATGCCGGGACCATCACCGTGTATGAAGATTCTCAACCGGGGACGCTGAATGATTTTCTCGGTGCCATGTCGGAGGATGACGTCCGTCCGGAGGCACTGCGTCGTTTTGAACTGATGGTGGAAGAAGCAGCGCGTCACGCAGAGGAGGCGAAGAAGAATGCCGGAGAAGCAGAGACGTCCGCGAGGAATGCCGGCATATCAGCCAGTAAGGCGGAAGCGAGCGCCGCAAATGCTGATACTTCAGCAGAGGATGCATCGGAGTCAGCCCGGCAGGCGGCAGAAAGTGCAGCCGCTGCAAAGCAGTCAGAGGAGGCGTCCTCGTCCTCGGCCTCTGCGGCCGCTCAAAAAGCCAGTGAGTCATTACAAAGTGCAGCAGAAGCTGAATTGTCAAGAAAGACGGCAGAAAGTGCAGCCGGTAATGCAGCCAGGGATGCAACGACCGCAACAGAAAAAGCCCGGGAGTCAGCAGAAAGCGCACAGTCAGCGGAACAAAGCAGGATAGCGGCGGAAGAGGCCGTAAACCGAATCCCCACCGTGGTGGGACCTCCCGGGCCAAAGGGGGAACAGGGGCCCGCGGGTCCTCAGGGGCCGAAGGGTGATAAGGGAGAGCGCGGTGACACCGGCCCTGTCGGGGCAACCGGCGAACGGGGACCGGCAGGTGATGCTGGTCCGGCAGGCCAGCAGGGGCCGAAAGGTGACAGGGGAGAGCGGGGAGAGACCGGTCTGACGGGAAATGCAGGTCCACAGGGTCCAAAGGGAGATACCGGTGCGGCAGGCCCGGCAGGCCCACAGGGACCGAAAGGAGAAACAGGTGCGGCTGGCCCGGTGGGGGCAACCGGACCTCAGGGACCGAAGGGCGACCCGGGGGAGACACAAATCCGTTTTCGTCTGGGGCCGGGAAACATTATTGAGACAAACAGCCATGGCTGGTTCCCGGATACAGATGGTGCGCTCATCACCGGACTGACCTTTCTTGACCCCAAAGATGCCACACGGGTTCAGGGTTTTTTTCAGCATTTGCAGGTCAGGTTTGGTGACGGGCCGTGGCAGGATGTTAAGGGGCTTGATGAAGTGGGCAGTGATACAGGCAGAACAGGAGAATGACATGAACATACTAAAAAAACTTATGCAGCGTCTGTGCGGTTGCGGAAAGCATGATGGCCGTGAACACGGGCAGTCGCTTACAGCACAGCTGCGACTGGGACCGGCAGACATTCTGGAGTCCGATGAGAGTGGCATTATCCCGGAGCAGGACAGGGTAATCACGCAGGTGGTGATACTGGATGCGGATAAAAAGCAGATACAGTGTGTGGTAAGACCGCTGCAAATCCTGCGTGCTGACGGGAGGTGGGAAAATATTGGCGGGATGAAGTAACCCGACAGCTTCACAAAAACCGGAGTCCGGCTCCGGTTTTTGTTGGTTAGATGTAATCTGACAGATACCTGTATAAATAACCGGTAACTGTCAGGTCAGAGCTAATACAGGTAATTATATTATAATCACGAGCGCTTAGATGTATTAATACCATGCTCTGCAAGATGCTGCATCAGACGCTGAGCCACATCAGGCAGAGGTCTTGATTGTTCATTTTGTACCGGCGGCGTTGGCGCAGGCCAGTTAGGTGCCGGAGGAATATATTCAGCCATATTCCGGGCTGGTTGAATGCCATGCTCTGCAAGATGCTGCATCAGACGCTGAGCCACATCAGGCAGAGGTCTTGATTGTTCATTTTGTACTGGCGGTGGTGGCGCAGGCCAGTTAGGTGCCGGAGGAATATGTTCAGCCATATTCCGGGCTGGTTGAATGCCATGCTCTGCAAGATGCTGCATCAGACGCTGAGCCACATCAGGCAGAGGTCTTGATTGTTCATTTTGTACTGGCGGTGGTGGCGCAGGCCAGTTAGGTGCCGGAGGAATATGTTCAGCCATATTCCGGGCTGGTTGAATGCCATGCTCTGCAAGATGCTGCACCAGACGCTGAGCCACATCAGGTAGAGGCCGATGTAAAGCGTTTTTTTCTATACTTGACTGAGTATAAGATGTGGGACGTTGAAGTCCTGATTCTGTATAAGAATTTTTTACCTTAAAAATAGTTGTTGCACTGGCAGGACTGTTGCTGGGAGAAAAAGGTGAGCTGGTTTTTACCGTGTTAGGTGTGCTTTTGTGCTGCGAGACAGTGAAGGTACTGCTGCGTATAGCACTTGATATACTGCGAGGAAGGCTGGAAAAAAAAGAATTAATGCTATTTATCAT